ACCGGCCAAGATCGCGCCACGGTTTCAGGGTCGATCAGGGGGAGCGCACCAGAGCGCCGCCGGCCAGCGCAGATCAGAGCTCACCAGCCATCGCAGCGGCAATGACGTCCTCGGTCACGGCATCGTGGCCATGTTCGGCGGCGAAGGTCAGGACGCGGGCAAGCGGGGTGTCGGGCGCAGGGGGCTCAGTCGCCAGCTCGGCGCCAGCGACCTGAAGGGCGAACTGAAGGCCCGTGTCGAAGTTGTCCATGGAGAGGAGTGTAAGTGTCGGCACTGACAGCCGGCACCCGATTACCCGTCGAGCTGTGCGGCGATCTCGCGGGCTCGCGCGAGCAGGCCGGCCCCTCGGTCGGGGCCTACTGCCCCAGCAGCCTGGAGGACGTTCTCGACGGCGAGAGCGAGCTGATCGAGGGCGCCCTGGCCGGCATCCCGATCCTTCACCACCGTGCCGTAGCCCTGCCGGGACTCGATCCAGCCGTCGCGCTTCAGCAGCTCCAGCGCTCGCACCACCGTGGGCCTGGAGACGCCGTGCTCCGCCGCGAGCTGGGGCTCGCTGGGGATGGTCTGGCCGGGGCGGTACGCCCCCTGGGCGATGCTCTCGCGCAGGGCCTGCGCTACGCGGAGGTACTTGGGCTGGTCGGCTTCATACATGGCTGAGCAGCTTACGTCTTGCGGCTCTGCTCTGTGGCGCCCTCCGGGCGCCCACTGCTGCAACCCCTTCGCCGTCGCCTCACGACCTGATGGCCGCCGCCAGGCGGCCCAGCCTCGATGCCTCACTGTGTAAGTGTGGCCCACGTCACACCTGAAGGACCCGGACAAGTTCAAGATCAACTGCCACCAGTAAGTGTAAGGGTAAGTACGAAGGACGAAGTAGCAGGCTGGAGGCCCTGTCGGGCCTCGCTTGACAGAGCTCCTTACTGCTTACGTCTTGTGTAAGTGAGACTCCCTCGGGTTGACAGCTCATGGCAGCTACCTCTTCAGGTAGGACGTCACCGAGGGTTCAACGTTCCACGTCGGGGGTGACAGATGCCGAACTGGGAAGGGTCCGACAGGCGATCCCGCCTACCGAAGGACTGGCCCAAGATTCGGCTCCGTGTGCTGCGGCGAGACGGAGGACAGTGCACCGCGCTGACAGAAGCGGGTGCGCGCTGCGACTCGACCGCAACCGACGTGGACCACATCCGCCCAGGAGACGATCACAGCCTCGCGAACCTTCGCTCGCTGTGCTCCTGGCACCACCGCCAGAAGTCCTCCCGCGAGGGGGCTGAGGCCGCGAACGCCAGACGGCGTGCGGTCCAGAAGCGCTTCAGGCGGGACGAGGCCCACCCCGGCCTCCTGTAAGACCCGCGCTCCGAGCCCTCCCCTCTCGTAGAGCGCGAGCGCCCCCGAGTCCTCCTCTCGCTCGGGTGAGGCGCCGGCCCCAGGACCGCTACCCCTGGGGCCCGAGACTTCCGGCCGCACGACGGCTGGTGAGAGATGGCGGTCATGGTCCCCGACCGGCAGAACCAACTCGGACCCCGCGCTTCCGGGCCGCGCGGCAACCAACGCCCGATTACTTCAAGGAGGTGAGCGGTGACCCCGTTCGAGTACGCCTGGGCCGCCTGGGCTGGGGCCTTCGTCGTGATCGAGGGCATCGCTCTCTACCGGCGACAGCCGGGTGACACCCTGTCTGAGCAGGTCTGGAAGATCTTCCACACCGCGAAGGGCACGGTGCCCGACAAGACGACGCGCGCTCGGCGCTTCGTCCTCCTGGCCTTCGTCTCCTGGCTGGCCGTCCACTTCATGACGGGCGGCACGGTGTGACGAGGGTCCTCTACTTCACTTCCCCGATGTGCCGGCCCTGCCGCTCGTTCGGTCCGCTCCTCGCGAGCGAGCTGGCCGAGCGCGGGGTCGAGGCGGAGAAGTTCGACATCAGCACAGACGCCGGCCTGGAGAAGGCCGACCTCTACGACGTCGTGGCCGTGCCCACCGTCGTGATCGAGCGGGATGGCGAGGAGGTAAGGCGCTTCGGCGCACTCCTCGGTTCTTCACTCCAGGACGCACTCAGCGTCCTGCGATGAAAGGAGGTGACCGGTGGGCGTACGTGGCCCCGTCCCGAACCGTGAAGAAGACCTCGCGCGCCCCCGGTCGCGCAAAGGCTCGGACGAGCAGGAGACCAAGCGCGGTCAGATGAAGCCGGTGCGCATTCCGCGCGCCGATCCTGACTGGCACCCTGCCGCCAAGCAGCTCTACGACTCGCTGAAGAAGTCCGGCCAGTCCGACTTCTACCAGCAGTCCGACTGGGCGTACGCCTGGGCGCTGATGGACGACTTCTCGTACTACAAGAAGTCGGGGAAGCGCTCGGCACAGATGGCCCAGACCCTGTACTCCGCCCTCGGGAACCTCCTGGTGACCGAAGGCGACCGGCGCCGTGTGCGCATCGAACTCCAAGAGCCCGAGCCGGAGACCACGCCGGCCTCCGTTCTTGCCATCGCCGACTACAAGAAGGATCTCGGGGTGGACTGATCCCGAGGGGGTAACGCATGGCCAAGCAAGCCGTTCTCACCCCCGAGGAGATCGACCTCCTGGAGCCGACCTTCATCGGCCCCACCTGGCAGCGTGACGCCTTCGGGCGTTGGGTCCTGCCCGGCAAGACGCTCGGCTGGCAGATCGCCGGCTGGTGCTCGGAGTACCTACAGGCCGAGGACGGCGGGCCCTGGAAGTTCACCAGGGAACAGCTCCGCTTCGTCCTGCACTGGTACGCCGTTGACGACAACGGCCGCTTCGTGCACCGCAAGGGCGTGCTCCAGCGCATGAAGGGCTGGGGCAAGGACCCGCTCCTCGCGGTCCTCTGCCTCGTCGAGCTGGTCGGGCCGTCGCGCTTCTCCCACTGGGACGAGGCCGGCGAGCCTGTCGGCGTTCCGCACCCGCAGGCGTGGGTGCAGGTCACGGCTGTCAATCAGTCGCAGACCACCAACACCATGAGCTTGATCCCGTCCCTGATGTCGGACCACTTCAAGGCGAAGTACGGCATCAAGGACGGCGCGGTCCTCATCCGCGCCAACGGCGGGAAGCAGCGTCTCGAAGCAGTGACCTCGTCGTATCGCGCCCTCGAAGGTAAGCGGACGACGTTCACCCTGCTCAACGAGACGCACCACTGGGTGTCCGGCAACAACGGGCACAAGATGTACGAGACGATCGACGGTAACGCGACCAAGAAGGACAGCCGTTACCTGGCGATCACGAACGCCTACCTGCCCGGCGAGGACTCTGTCGCCGAGCGGATGCGCGAGTCGTTCGAGAAGATCCGCGAGGGCCGCATGGCCCAGATCGGCTTCATGTACGACTCGATCGAGGCGCACCCCAAGACTCCGCTCACCGCCGAGTCGCTGCGCATCGTCATTCCGAAGATCCGGGGTGACGCGGTCTGGCTGAACGTCGACTCGATCATCGCGTCCGTCATGGATGCCACGATCGCTCCGTCGCGTTCGCGCCGGATGTGGCTGAACCAGATCGTCGCCGAAGAGGATGCGATCTACGGGCCGGCCGAGTGGGACCCGCTGCTCGACGAGGGCAAGAGCCTGAAGCCGGGCGATGAGATCGTCCTCGGGTTCGACGGCGGTAAGAGCTCCGACTCGACTGCGCTGGTCGCGCTTCGCGTGCGGGACATGCACGTCGTACTGCTCAACATCTGGGAGCACCCGGAGGGCGAGGAGGCGAAGAACTGGCAGGTGCCTCGGCATGAGGTCGACTCGGCCGTTCATGAGGCGTTCCGGCTCTTCGAGGTGCAGGCGTTCTTCGCGGACGTCGCGCTGTGGGAGTCGTACATCGCCGAGTGGTCGGAGACCTACGGTGAGGGCCTGGCGGTGAAGTCGCCGGTCGGCAAGGACGCGATCGGCTGGGACATGCGTGGTTCGCAGAAGACGGTGACGCTGGCGCATGAGCGCCTGATGCGCTCGGTCTTCGACAGGAAGCTGAGCCACGACGGAGACCTGACGCTTCGGCGCCACGTCCTCTCGGCTCGCCGACGCACCAACAACTACGGCATCTCCTTCGGCAAGGAGAGCAAGGACAGCCCCCGCAAGATCGACGCCTACGCGGCGTTGATGCTCGCGCATGAGGCGCTGTACGAGCTGCGCTCGCGCGGCAAGAAGGTCCGGAAGCGTTCCGGGCGTGGCTACTTCCTCTGACGATGTGCAAGTGTGACACGGAAGGTGGTGAGGCATGGCTGACACCAGCCCACTGAAGCTGGCGAAGGAACTCCTCGCCATCCTCGATCGTGACGAGGCGCGACTGACGCGCATCGACAACTACATCCACGGCAAGCATGACGACCCGTACATGCCGCCCCAGGCGGACGACGAGTACAAGCTGCTCGCCAAGCGCGCGGTCTCGAACTGGACTCCGCTCCTGATCGGGACGCCGGCCCAGGCCCTGTACGTGGACGGCTTCCGGGCCGGCACCACGGAGGCCGGCCTGCCTCGGCCGACCACGATGACGAGCCCCGAGTGGCAGCACTGGCAGCGTTCCCGCATGGACGCCCGCCAGGCTGCGGTCTACCGGGGCGCCCTCGGCTACGGCCACTCCTTCGTCCTGACGGAGAAGACCAAGAAGGGCGTCACCTCGAAGGGCCTGTCGGCCAAGCGGACGGCCGCCCTGTACGAGGACCCCGCGAACGATGACGCGCCGTACGCCGCGCTGACCATCACGGCCAAGCCGAAGGGGGACACCCCCGGCAAGGCCCGCATGTTCGACGCCACGTACGAGTACGCGGTCACCTTCAAGACCCTGGGCGACGCCGAGTCGGTTCGGGTCGCCACCGCGAAGAAGCGGCACGGCAACACGGAGTGCCCGGTCACCCGGTTCGCCGCCTCGGTCGACCTCGAAGGTCGCACGATCGGCGTCGTCGAGCCGATGATCCCGCTCCAGAACCGCATCAACCAGACCATCTTCGACCTCCTGGTCGCGCAGACGTACACCTCGCATGAGGTGCGGTACGTGACCGGTATGGCTCCGCCCTTGCAGATGGAGCTCATCGACGAGAACGGCAACGTCACCACCGATCCGGCCCTCGCGGTCGACAGCCGCCCCAAGCTCGACGCGGCCGGCAACCCGATCCCGGCGCAGATCAACCACAACGCGCGGCGGTTCCTCTTCGCGGAGGACCCGGACGTGAAGTTCGGTTCGCTGCCTGCCGGCCCGATCGGCTCGCTGATCGACTCGGTGGACATGAGCATCCGGCACCTCGCCGCGATCTCGCAGACCCCGCCGCATCACCTGCTCGGGCAGATCGCCAACCTGTCCGCCGAGGCTCTGCTCGCCGCCGAGACTGCGCTCTCGCGCAAGATCACGGAGTTCCAGAGCATCTTCGGCGAGTCCTGGGAGCGGGTCTTCCGCCTGGCGGCCGAGCTCGAAGGCGACACCGCCTCGGCTGACGACTTCTCGGGCGAGGTCCAGTGGCGCGACATGGAATCCCGCTCGCTGGCGCAGGCCGCTGACGCCCTCGGGAAGCTCGCCGACCAGCTCGGCATCCCGAAGCGTGGACTGTGGAAGCGCGTCCCTGGCGTGACGCAGACCGAGTACGAGGACTGGGAGCAGATGGCCGAGGAGGACGACTCCGTTGGCCAGCTCGCTACCGCCCTGACTCGGGCTACGCCCGGCACCACCACCTCCGTTCCGGCCACCCCGGACAGTGAGGTGATCGCCGCGTGACGACCCCAGCCCGACAGGCTGAGGCTGATCGCGCTGCGGTTGCGTTCCAGACGGCCCTCACCGAGATCGGTGCGGGGACCGTCCAGGAGGCGCTTGCCCTGTGGGGGGACGTCCCGGTTACGGCCAGGGCGTCCACCTCCGCCTCTTGGCTGAGGCGGGCCATCACGCTGGTGATGGGCAGGCGGCGCCAGTCCAGAGACCTTGCCCGTGCGTACTACCGCCTGGTCCGCGCCCTGCGGACCGGGAGCACGGTGGCAGATCCGTACTACCCCGAGCCGACGTACATCACGATCGATGTGCTTCGCCGGGAGTTCGCAGAGCTGACCGGAGAATCCGCTGAGAGCCCCCAGGAGGGGAGCTCAGACTCCCCCGGCTCCAGCACCTCAGACTCCTCCTCGCAGGCCGCGACCGGCGCGTCCGGGGAAGCCGGCGAGGAGGCCCCATCGAGCTCGTCCGACCAGGAGTCGGAGGATGCCTCGGATGAAGAGCTCGACCGCATCCTGGTCGAAGAGCTCGACGGGCTGAGAGCGGAAGAGGAACGGATCGAGCGCGAGGCGGAGGAAGAGCTTCGCACCGTCCTGGAAGCCCTCGGGCCCAACAACCTCCAGAAGAAGGTCGACTTGATCGACGGCGGCAGGACCGCTGACGAGGTCGACGGACTTCGGGACGAGGCCCACAGGCAGGCCGGCGCACAGCAGGCGGCAGCCGCTGAGCGCATCGCCATGAACGGTGGACGCTCAACCGTCTGGAACCACACCAGCCGCGACCGACGAGCCATCGGCTACATCAGACTCTCGCGCTCCGGAACCCCCTGCGGGTGGTGCGCGATGCTCATTTCCCGTGGTCCGGTCTACCGATCGGAGTCGTCCGCTGAGTACAGCGATGGCGACAAGTACCACGACAACTGCCACTGCTACGCGGAGCCTGTGTTCTCCCGCGAGCAGTACAACAGCTCGTCTTCGTACGAGCTGAATCGCCGGTACGAGGAGCTGTGGCCGAAGGTCACCAAGGGCCTCTCCGGTAAGGCGGCTGTGTCCGCCTGGCGCCGGTTCATCCGGCAAGAACAGAAGGCCGCAGCCCAGGAGGCTCGGCGATCCACAACGAGCGTCCAGGAGGCGTGACAGTGCCCGAGCAGGAGTCCACCGAGACCAGCACCGAGACCACCACGGAGGAGACCGTCGAGACGCCCCAGGAGGGCACTACGCCTGACGAAGGCGCCACGACGGAGGAGTCCACGGAGGAGAAGCCGGCCGAGGAGACCGTTCCCCCGGAGGTGCTTCGCAAGAAGCTCACCGACGCGAACGCCGAGGCGGCCAACTACCGCACCAAGCTCCGCGAGACGGAGGCCAAGCTCTCCAGCGCCAAGACGCTGGAGGAGTTCGAGGCCGCCACCTCCGAGCTGCGCGGGCAGATCGAGGCGCTGGAGCGGCAGATCCTGCTCAACGACGTGGCTGCGAAGTACGAGCTCCCGCCCGCCCTGGCCAAGCGCCTGACCGGCACCACGGCGGAGGAGCTGGACGCGGACGCGAAGGAGCTCCAGAAGCTCGTCGCGCCGTCGCAGCCCGAGTCCCTTTCCGGTGGCCTCGACCCCGAGGACGACGAAGAGGACTTCGACCCGGTCAAGGCCGTGGCGAACTTCCGCCGCAACCGCTACTGACCATCGCTTCTTGGCCCGTGTGCAAGTTGCGCACGCTGAGCCTCATCTCCCCCTACCGTAAGGAGTAGCCCCAAGTGGCCGAACACGTCATCGTCAAGCCGGAGAAGATCGCCGCAACTGCGGCGGTCGCTCTGGAGCAGTCCCTCGTCGTCCCCGCGCTCTTCCAGCGCGAGGGTATCGACGCCTACAAGGGCGCCGAGAACGACACCATCAACGTCAAGGTCGAAGGCGTCCTGCCGTTCCGCACCTACGGGTGGCGTAACGATCGGTCGCAGCCGATCCAGTTCGACGACTACTCCGAGAAGACCGTCGCGGTCTCCTTCGGTGGCAACACCTACTCGGCGGTCAAGCTGACCGACGAGCAGCGCGACATGGACCTGGGCGGCTGGACCAAGCTCATGGCCAAGCAGACCGAGGCGATCGGTCGCGGCCTGGAGCGCGGTGCGGTCGACACCCTCCTGAACGAGCAGTACGCCGTCACCCTGGCCGGCGCCCTGTCCGGCCGCGACCTGCGCGGTGTCCTCATCCGGGCCCGCGAGGTGCTGAACCGCTTCATGGTCCCGCAGGAGGGCCGTGTCCTCCTGGTCGGTTCCGGCTGGGAGTCCGCGCTTCTGTCGGACGACAAGCTGAACCTGGCCGGCAACGTCGGCGAGCAGGAGGCGGTCTCCGCCCTGCGTGAGGCTTCGATCGGTCGGCGCTTCGGCTTCGACATCGTGGTCTCCCTGGAGGTCCCGTCCGACGCGGCGTTCGCCCTGCACCGCAGCGCGTTCATCTTCGCGACCGGCGCCCCGACCGTCCCGCAGTCCGTGACCGGTGGCACCGCGAGCCACAACGGCGTCGCGCTGCGCTGGCTCCAGGACTACGACGCCAACTACCTGACGGACCGCTCGGTGGTCAACACCTACCGTGGCTTCCGCTCCGTCAAGGACCAGCTCATCGGCATCAACGGTGGGACCGGTCAGGCGTACGTCTCCACGTACGAGCACTTCGTTCGCGCGATCAAGCTCGACCTGGACGCGACGGCCGACGTGCTGCCCGACCCGGACGGCCCGGACGCCGAGCAGCAGGAGCTCGCCGCGATCACCGGCGTCGCCGGTACCGCTGACGGCGCTGGCGTCTGATCGGCTGAGTGAGTGAGCGGGCGGGGTGTGCAAGTGACGCACGCCCCGCCCCTCCCCGTGAGCGAAGGAGAACTGACTTGGCGAACTTCGCCACACTCGACGAACTCAAGGCTCGCCTCGACTGGACGCTCGACGCTGACGAGGAGCGCATCGCGACCTCAGCCCTGGAGGACGCCTCCGACCTGGCAGTGGCCTACGCAGGCCGCGACTGGGACCCGGTGGCTACCGCCCCGCGCCTGGTACGGACGCTGGTCCTGAAGGCGTGCAAGCGGTACATGAACAACCCCTCGGGCTACACCCAGTCCCGAGCGGGAGACGAAACCCTCGGCTGGTCCGACGACCAGGGCGAGAACGCGGGCACCGTCTACTTCACCCGCGACGAGCGGGACATGCTCGCCGAGCTCGGAGGCCGCAAGGGCGGCATCGTCTCGGTGGGCGTGAGTGCCTGGAACTCGAACATCACCCGCTACCGCAACCGTGGGAGCAACGACCTCCCGGCCGGCTTCGTGCCGTCCAGCTCGGGCGCGGACTTCCCGCTCTACGCGAGCGAGTGTGATGAGTGGTGAGCAGCTACCAGCGCAGGCGCGGCGTGACCGCGAAGGTCTGGAAGAGCTCGGTGCAGATCGACAACCGGGGCAACGAGGTCATCGTCGCCGACGCGGACGGCCCGCACGAAGTGCGCTGTGCCCTGATCCCGCAGCGTTCGGCGCGAGCCGAGGTCCCCGGTCAACAGCAGATCAACATCACGCGCATGATCGTGGACGCCAACCTCGAAGGCGTGACCCTCTGGTCGCGCGTCGAAGTGCTCGGCTCTCAGTGGGACATCGTCACGCCGCCGGCCTACCACCACGGAGATCGCAAGACCAGGCACTGGTCGATCGACATCCGCGAGAGGCCGAGCTGATGGCGAAGGTCTACATGCGAACGCCGAAGATCGTCGCCCAGCACGCTGACGTCCAGGACGAGCTCGAACGCCGCACCTTCGAGGTCGCCGTTCGGGCCGAACAGCTCCTGATCCAGCACCGCCAGGACGGCCACGCCGAGATCGACATCGAGCACGGCGACATCGACTACTACGTGGTGCTCTCCGACGAGCGTGGCCAGAAGGCCGCCCTGTCGATCGAGTACGGCCGCGAGGCCGGCGAGTACGAGGTGCGCGACCCGGAGACCGGCGAGATGGTCACCGTCGAGTACGGCGCCATGGAGGGCCTGTTCATCCTCGCCCAAGCCTCGCACCTGCCGAAGAAGCGGAAGGGCAAGGTGGACCTCGACTGATGGCTGGCCTGCCTCCGGAGATCAAGGCGCTCGCCGAACTCTCCCCCGTTGAAGACCTACTGCTCGCGGTTCTCCGCGAGGGCCTGCCCGGCATCGCCGTGCAGTCGCTCATCTCGAAGAGCCAGACCTTCCCCTTCGTGCTGATCCGCCGCGACCCCTCCTTCGGGAGCTGGGCGGGCGACACGCGATTCACCGACTCCGCGCGGGTCGCTGTGCACACCTTCTGCCAGGACCCCAACGGCGACGAGGACGCAGCCATCCTCGCGGAGGCCGTCCGCGTCGTCCTGCGGAACGCCTGGCTGAACCAGCAGGTGTACCCCGGACGCGGTCACATCACGCGGGTTGACCTGGCCTCCTCGCCTCGTCGGGCAACCGACTGGGCTACGGCCACCGGCCCCGTCCAATACGCCGACCTCCCCACGGGGGTCTGGCGGTACGAGGCGTCGTACGACATCGCGATCCGCAAGCCGCGTACTCGCCCCTTCCCGATCCAGTAAGGAGACCACCTTCGTGGCGCTGAACGACAACGCAACTCTCGTCATCGGGAGCGGTAACTACCTGACCGCCCCCACCGGCACGGACATCCCGGCCGACCTCCTCGTCCCCGTCGCTCCCTGGGAGGCCGTTGGCCACACCAGCCTGGAGGACATCTTCTCGATCACCTCCGAGGGTGGCGAGGCCACCGTCATCGGTTCGCTCCAGAACAAGTCCCTGCGCACGAAGTACAGCGCGCGGACCGAGACGATGACGTTCACCCTCCAGCAGTTCGACGTCAAGGGCCTGAAGCTGTACTACGGCTCCAACGCCCCTGTCCTGGCGGACGGTAGCGTCGGTGTGCCGGCCGACCCGGTCCCGACCACCTGCGCGTTCCTCGCGGTGTTCGTCGATGGCGAGAATCACTTCGCTTTCTACGCCCCCAAGGCCGAGATCTACCGCGCGGACGACGTGTCCTTCGGTGACACCGAGTCCCTGGCCGGCCTGCCCCTCGGTGTGAAGCCGATGGCGTACGGCGCGAACTCCTGGACCTACGCGATCACCCCGCTCGGCGGCATCGTCGCCACGGGCGCGACCGCTGGTACGCCGGGTGCGTTCACCCCGGACGGCGCTACGCCTCCGTTCGCCCTGGCCGACCTGGCGTCGGTCATCGCCACCCCGACGACTGCCTGGACCACCGGTCAGCACGTCGTCCTCGGCGACGGCTCGAACGCCTACTGGGACGGCGACTCCTGGAACACCGGCATCGCCGCCTGATCCTGAACTCCCCTGGTGTGCAAGTGAAGCGGACCTCCTTGCACACCAGGGGGCCCTCCGGGGCTCCCTTCCTGACGGTCCGCACCCATCGACTTGGAGGTCCGCAACCCCATGGCAGCTTTCACCCTCGACGCGATCCGTGCCGCCGCCGACGCGAAGTACGGCTCGACCGACATCGAGCTCAACGAGAAGACCACCGTCCACCTGCTCAACCCGCTCCGCCTGCCGAAGGAGAAGCGCGCCGAACTCTCCGCGCTCCAGGAGCAGATGGAGGCGGACGGCGCCGACCAGGAAGACCTCCTGGCCAAGGCGATCGTCCTCGTCGCCGACCACCCCAAGAAGGGTGAGGAGCTGATCAAGGCCGTCAACGGTGACCTCGCGCTGCTCGCCGAGATCTTCGAGACCTACGGCAAGGGTGCCCAGGTGGGGGAAGCCTCGGCCTCTGCCGCCTGATCGACGACTACGGGGAGGGGCTGTACGCCGACCTCCGCTTCCACTACGGCATCGACCTGGTGGACGTGATCGAGGGGCGCGGCCCCTCCCCCATGTTCGTGATGGCCCTTGTGCGGAGGCTGCCCGACACCTCCCTGACCGTCGCTCTCGCGTCGGGCGGTAGGGAGCACTTCGGCTGGGGCGTCGACCGCCACCTGAAGGCCGACCTGTTCGACGCGCTCAACCAGAACACCAGGGCCACCGGCCAGTGGGGCAAGGGCAAGGTTCCCAAGTTCCCGGCATGGCCCCGCCCGGCCGTCAAGAAGAAGGACGCCGGCACCTCGAAGAAGGACCCCAAGCGCCGCGTCTCCGTGGCGGAGATCTACAAGAAGTTCACCACCCGGAGGTAAGCGATGCCCCAGGGTCAGGTAATCGGTCGCATCAGCGTCCGCGTGTTCCCTGACACAGACAGGTTCCGCAGGGACCTGGAGAAGCAGCTCGACCGAATCGAGAAGTCCGTCAAGCCGGTTGCCGTTCAGGCCCGGCTCGACATGACGGGCTTCCAGCGCCAGATGATCCAGCAGATCCGCGACATCAACCGCGTCAACCGTACGAGCGACGCGCGCAAGATCCGCTTCAAGGCCATGATCTCCACGGACGGAATGAACCAGGAGATCAAGAAGGCGGTCCGGGCACTTCAGGCCCGAGCCGATGCCGGCGACCGAGTCCAGTTCGGCGCCGACCTCCTGGCGGACGGTCTGCACCTGAAGGTCAGCGACCAGTCGCTCGACAAGATGACCGACCAGATGAAGGACTGGCGCGACCGGATCAGTCCCCTGAAGATCGACGTCGAGCCTGACCTGTCGGCGGCTGGAAGCGCGCTGACGAACGGGCGCCTGGCCGTACTGACCCGGCCGCGTACGGTCTCGATCATCCCGACGATCAACAACGCCGCCATGGCCAAGGTCGCCACCGCCATCGCTGCCCTGTCGGGTATGCGCGTGGTGAACAACCTGTTCGAGAAGTTCGGGAACATCCTGAAGAACCTCGACAAGAGCGTGCCGATCATCGGCTCCCTGGCCTCGGCGATTGCCGGCCTGGCCGCGCTCGCCCTGACCTCCGCGAGCAACCTCTTCGCACTGTCCGCCTCGCTGGCGCAGATCGGAGCCACCGCGCTCACGCTGCCCGGCATCATGGGCGGCTTCGCGGTCGGCATCGGCATCACGATCGCCGCGCTCAAGGACTTCAACAAGGTTCTCCCCGGCGTGAAGAAGGAGCTCTCCGAGCTCCAGAACACGATCTCCTCGAACTTCTGGGCCGAGGCCAAGGCTCCGATCCAGGACCTGATCAACAGCGTCTTCCCCGTCTTCCGTGAGGAAGCGGCGGCGACGAGCACGGTCATCGGCACCTTCTTCGGCAGCTTCGCCAAGTCGCTGACCGAGGCGTTCCCGACCGAGCTCATCAGCGAGATGTTCGGGTACCTCAACTCCTCCATCACCGAGGCCACCAAGGGCACGGGCGTCTTCGCCTCGATCATCGCCCAGCTCGGCGAGGTCGGCGCGTCCTACCTGCCGAACTTGGCCGGATGGTTCGTCGACATCTCCACGAAGTTCGATGACTGGCTGAAGAAGAAGGGCGAGCTCGGGCTCAAGCAGGAGATCAACGACGGCATCACGGCCCTGAAGGATCTCGGCGGAGTCCTGTACGAGACGGGCGGCATCCTCGCCGGCCTCTCCCGTGCAGCCACCGAGGCTGGCGGCTCGACGCTCGGGATGCTCCGCGACACGCTGAAGTCGATCCACCAGACCGTCGACTCCCCCGGCTTCCAGGCCGGACTCGTTGACGTCTTCCGGGCGGCTCACGACGCGATGAGCAACCTGGCCGCGACCTCCGGCCCGCAGGTGAAGAACCTCTTCGTCGAGCTCGGCCAGCTCCTGACGACGGTCCTGCCCCAGGCGGGCACGATCATCGGTACGGCGATGGGAGCCATCGCTGACGCGCTCTCGCAGACCGCCGTGACCTCCGGGATCACCGCCATGTTCGACGGCCTCCTGGCCGCCGTGCAGGCCCTCGCTCCCGCGATGATGCCGCTCGGTGGTGCGCTCGGTGCGATCATGCAGCTCGTCGCGGGAATGCTACCCGTTTTCGGTGAGCTCATTTCCGCTGCCATTGTGCCGCTTTCTGAAGCCGTAATGGCCTTGGCTCCCGCCTTGATTCCGCTCGTCGAAATTCTCGGTGGTGCGCTTACTGGAATTTTCGCTGCGCTCGGTCCGCTGATCATGACCGTCGTAAATGCGATCGTTCCACTCGTCGAACAACTCGTCGCCGGGCTCGCGCCCGTTTTGACAATCATCGTCGAGGGCTTTTCGGCAATCGTGACAGCGGTCATGCCTGTCGTCGATCTGCTCCTTCAGCTCCTCAGTGCCGTGATTACGCCGCTGATACCACTGATCGAGTACATCGCTCAGGCTGCGATCCCGCCCCTGGTAGACGCCTTCCAGCGAATTTCGGAAGCGCTCCAGCCATTCATTCAGGCGCTCATTCAGGTCGTCAATTTCATCATGCCGATCCTGATTCCAGCGATCCAATTCCTGATCGATCTGATCATCGGTTCGCTGGCAATGGCGCTCGATGGAATTGTCAACGTCATCACCGGTGTTCTCGATGTGATCATGGGCATCTGGAATGTCTTCGCTGGCATTTTCACGGGCGACTGGGACCGCGCCTGGAATGGCATCAAGCAGATCTTCAGCGGTATCTGGGACATCATCGTCGGCATCTTCGAGATCGTGATCAACATCGGCATCTTCGGGTTCCTGAAGAAGGGCCTGGCCCTGATCAAGAACCTGTGGCAGACCGGATGGAACGCGGTCAAGGACTTCTTCCCCGGCCTGTGGAACACGATCAAGAGCTACCTGTCTCTGGCGTGGACCGGCATCAAGGGCCTGATCGACGACGGCCTGCGGTTCGTCCAGAACCTCTGGCGCTCCGGCTGGAACAACGTGAAGTCCTTCTTCTCGGACGCCTGGGCCACGATCAAGACGAAGGCTGTCGAAGGCGCCAAGGCGCTCTGGCAGGCCATCAAGGATGGCGTCAACCAGGCGGTCAAGTTCGTCAAGGAACTGCCCCAGAAGGCGAAGGACGGCCTCGGCGACCTCGGCTCCAAGCTGAAGGACGCGGGCGTGAAGCTGATCAAGGGCTTCATCAACGGTGTCGTCTCGATGTTCGGCGGAGTCAAGGACGCCCTCGGCAACCTGACCGACAAGCTGACGAGCTGGAAGGGTCCGGAGTCCCTGGACCGTGTCCTCCTCGTCAACGCCGGCCAGCTCGTCATCGGCGGCTTCATCAAGGGTCTGGAGTCTCGCTACGACCAGGTCCGCCGCTCGCTGCGGGGCCTGACCCAGGACGTTGCCAGCACCGAGTTCGACGCCATCGGCGTCGGGCAGATCGGCGTGTCTCGCAGTGTCACCGCTGCGGTCAACGCCTCGATGGCCAGCTCGACGGGAGGTGGCGACACGAAGGTACTCAACTACTACGCGGCGCCCGGCTCGTCGATCGGTTCCGAAGAGGATCTGTTCGCCGCAGCCAACCGCGCACGGTTTGGATGGTGATCCGGTAGATGCCCAAGCTCCTCCTGAGCAGCGGGACTGACACTCTCAACCTGAGCGAGATCGAGGACGAGGGCCTGGGCTACCAGGCCAAGTCGGGGGTGACAGGCTTCGGCCTGCCCCCCGTCTCCGTCCAGTGGCTCGAAGGCGCGGGAGACGGTGCCGTGTACCGGCGCAAGCGAGTCCTCACCAGGGACATCGACATCCCGCTGGAGATCCTGGCGAGAGATCGAACCCACCTGCAAGAACTGCTGTCCCGGCTGGCCCTCGCGCTGGCCGGGCAGTGCACCCTCACCCTGCTCGACGACAACGGAACGCGCTGGACCACCGACGTACACCGCGTCGGCGGAGGCGAGTACGCCTACGGCGCCAACACCATCGGCGAGCGCGAGTTCGAGACCGTCATCACCTTCCGGGCCGGCGACCCGTACTGGACCTCCTCGGAGGCTCAGATCCGGTACATCGGCGGCAGTACGGCAGGCAGCTTCCTGTCCAGCATGGTCACGATGGAGATCTCCGCCTCGCAGGCGATCGGCGAGATCCAGCTCAACAACTCGGGCGACGCCGAGGCGTACCCGATCTGGGAAGTGACCGGCCCCGGAACGAACTTCGAGGCCACCTCCCCGGCAGGCGAGCGACTGGCCTGGTCCGGCACGCTCGGCGTGAACGACCGACTGATCATCGACACCCGCAAGGGCACGGTGGTCGACCAGACCGGCGCCAACCGGTACGCCGAGCTCGACGCGGCCCCGCGCTTCTGGACGGTCAAGCCAGGCTTGTCGACCGCGACTGCGCAACTCGAAGAGATCGACGCGAACTCGAAGATCACCTGCACCTGGCGGCCCCGGAAGTGGATGGTGATCTGACGTGCGCCTCGACGAGATCACCGTCGAGGTTCGGGACAAGCAGCTCACTCGGGTTGGCCTCATCCGGCCCGAGGAGCTGCGCCTCGAACTGACCGACAACTTCAACAACGTCGGCGAGTGGAAGCTCCAGCTCGCCATCGAGAACCCTCTGTGCAACGCGCTCCGCGCGCCCGGCGCAGGCATCATCATCACCGGCCCCAACGACGTCCTCATGTCCGGGCCGATGGTGAAGTCCGAGTTCGCCGCCACTCCGGAGGACCCCGGAGGCAGCGTCTCCTTCGAGGGCGTGTCCGACACGGTGGCCCTCGCTGACGCGCTCGCCTTCCCGGACCCGTCCAACCCCAACGGCGCCTCGCAGACGAAGGCGCACGACGTCAGGCAGGGCACGGCGGAGGACGTCATGCACTCCTTCGTCATGGCCAACATCGGTCCGACAGCACCCGTCGAACGGCGTCGTGCACACCTGGTGGACGGCGTCTCCCTGGGGCGCGGGCCGGCCGTCATCAAGTCCGCCCGCTTCCCCGTACTCGGCAACCTCCTGACCGAGCTGGCGCTGCTCGGCAGCCTTGGTTTCCGCGTCATACAGCGCGGGACGCAGCTCGTCTTCGAGACCTACCAGATCGCCGACCGCTCCGACGTCGTGCGACTCGACGTGCTGAACGGGACGCTCGCCGGCCAGCGCGTAGCCATCACTCCTCCCGGTGTCACACGCGCCATCGTGGCCGGTCAGGGCGAGTTGGTGAAGCGCCAGTTCCTCCAGGTCCAGACGCCCCAGTCCGTCGCCGCAGAGGCCGACTGGGGGCGCCGCATCGAGCGGTTCATCGACCAGCGCAACACCGACAAGTGGGACGAGCTCCAGCAGGCCGGAGACGAGGCCATGGAGGACGCCGGGTTCACCGCCGTCAACGTCCAGGTCGTTCCGATGGAGGAGTCCACCATGCGCTTCGGCCACGACTGGTACCTGGGAGACAAGGTCTCCGTCGTGGTGGACAGCCAGGAGCTGAAGTCCAACGTGACCGGCATGGTCCTCAAGGCCGACGACGGAGGCTTCCGCATCGGCGCGCTCCTGGGTGACGCGACCGGCTTCGACGCAGACGCCGCCCTCTCGAAGCGTGTGACAACGACTGAAGCCCGCGTCTCGCAACTGGAGCGGACGTCAGACGTCGGTGCCGCAGCCGACAACCAGCTCTTCTCGATCATGGGGGTGTACTGATGGCCACAGCGCCGAAGAACTTCTGGCGGGGGCAACTCCCCACGGCCGAGACGATCGTCTACACGGTACCGACGAACGGCCAGGCGATCGTGACGGACATCGTCGCCACGAACATCGACGACGTCGCCGCGCTGATCGCGGTGAGCATCAACGACACCCCCCTGCTTGCGAACATCGGCATCCACCCGAACGGCATCTTCACGATCCGCATCTCGCAGGTGCTCGAACCCAACGACACGATCAAGATCCAGGGCAACTCGGCCACGGCCTACGCCCACATCAGCGGAGTGGAGGTCGCGTAAGTGCCCACGTACTACCCCTACGACAACGGGACCGTTGGTCCCACCGGACCCGAGGGGCCGCAAGGCCCAGCCGGTGCGCCCGGCACGCCCGGCGTCGTGCAGTCCGTCAACGGGCAGTCCGTCGCGGCCGTCGTGCTCGACGCGGACGACGTCGGCGCCCTGCCGAACAACGCCAACGCCACGCTCGGCGCGTCGTACATGAGCATCGACAAGGCGGTCGGCAACTACCGCGCCTTCCGCTGGCTCACCTCCGGCGTGAGCCGCTGGGAAGCCCAGGCTGACGACGTCGCCGAGACCGGCTCGGCGGCCGGCTCCGACTTCCGGCTCTCCGCCCGCAACGACGACGGCTCGTTCAACAGGACGGTCATCCATGCGAAGCGGTCGGACGGCACGATCTCGCTCGGCACGACGATCCACCACGGCAGCGCTCAGGTGACCTCGTCCGGCGCCGTTGGCATCCGCGACATCGGGGCAGACCCGGCGACAGTCTCGGGCGGCACCTTCATCTACTCGAAGGGTGGTGTCCTGTTCGTCAAGCAGGCGGACGGCACCAGCTTCCAGATCTCGCAGATCTCGTACCCTGTCACCTCGGTGAACGGCGACACCGGGGCCGTCACGCTCGGAGCCGCTGACGTGGGCGCGCTGCCTGCGACGGCCGGCGAGGTCATGCAGACCCTCCCGATCAACGGTGCAGCCGGATCGAGCCGCACCCTGGCCTTCCGCACGAACAGCCAGAACCGCTGGACGATGGCCGCAGGCACCGACGCCGAGACCGGCACTGACGCCGCAGGCACGAACCTCACCTTGGCCAGCCGGAACGACGACGGGACCTTCCGGGCCACCGTCCTCGACGCGAACCGCTCCACCGGCCAGGTCGCGATCGGCGGCAGCACGAAGCTGTCGGACGCGAAGCTCACCGTCATCAACGGCGTGGGCGTCACCAACCGCACCGAGGACCCGGCCGCCCCCTCGCAGGGCTTCGTGCTCTACGCGAAGGACGGGCTGCCGTACGTCATCCAGGCCGATGGCACGATCTTCCAGGTCGGCTCGGGCGGGGGCGGCGGAGGCGGCGCTGTCGACTCCGTGAACGGCCAGACCGGCATCGTCACCCTGGACGCGGCCGACGTCGGGGCCCTGCCCATCACGGGTGGCGAGCTCACCGGCAAGCTGACCCAGATCGGCGACGGTGTGAACAACCTCGTCGAGTGGAAGAACTCGGGCGGCACGATCGCGACCCGCATCGGAGCGAACGGCAACTTCGTCGCCGAGGGCTCCTTCTACGCCAAGTCCGGTATGCAGCTCGGCTCGACCAACTACGACATGGGTGGCGGCGCGGGCGGCCTCATCGGCATGGACAATGCCGCGACCGTCCCGACCTCGAACCCGACGAGCGGCATCATCCTCTACTCCGAGGGTGGCGTACTGAAGGTCCGCCAGGCCGACGGGCAGATCATCGTCCCCGGCACGCAGACGGTCGCCTCCATCAACGGCCAGACCGGCGCCGTGACGATCGACCTCGACGACCTCGGCGGCATCGACTGGGCGGACCGTGGCGTGGCCAACGGTGTCGCCTCGCTCGACTCGGGCACGAAGGTCCCGATCGCTCAACTCCCCGACCCCTCGGTCCCGTCCGGCTTCACCCCGGAGTCCATGGGCCTGAAGGCGTGGGCCGGCGACCCGGACTACTGCGCCTCCGGCTTCAGCTACACGGGCGTGGGCCAGGGCCGCATGTCGGCGGTCTACGTCAACCGGACCATGACGGTCTCGAAGATCGTGTGGCATGTCTTCGGCTACGCAGGCGGACTGCTCTCCGGCTCCTGGGCCGCGATCTACAACACCTCGGGTACCCGCGTGGGTTACACGGGCGACCAGAGCACCGCGAGCTACGAGCCGGCCGAGCAGCACAGCACGGGTGGTGGCTGGTCGTCGTCGAACCTGACGTCGTCCGTCAGCCTGTCGCCGGGCGTGTACTACGTCCTGTGGCGCTGGAACTACACCGCCTCCCCGGTGGACGGTCCGGCCCTGGCCCGGTTCGAGAGCGCGAGCACCTGCCAGAGCGTCATGGGCATCTCGAACAACATCTGGCGGCACGGCTCGTACACCACGTCGGCCACCACGGCGCCGTCGTCCATCACCGTGTCCAACTTCCAGCGTGACCCGATTCGGTTCTGGGTCGCCCTCGCGTAAGGAGGTGTGCAAGTGGGACTGCTTTCTGCTGACCACATGCCGCGCGGTGTCGTGGCCATCACGCTCGACCTGGCCAACAGTGCCGTCGTCGGCGACACCGAGACCATGATCTACACGCTCTCCTTCACGGCCGCCCCGAAGCGCATCTACAAGGTGTGCTTCCGGGCGGCCGTCGTCGACACTAACGGCACCGGAGACAACGCCAACAGCGCCATCCGGTACGCCAAGAACGCGGCCGACATCCGGTGCCGCTGGGCCTCCGGGGCGTCCGTGACGACGAGCAGTAGCAGCCTCGGCCTGATCCGCGCGACCGTCTTCGACGACGACTCCGTCACCGCAGGCGGGGCGGATGCCAGCTTCTACCTGCTGAACCCTCCGCGCGGCCAGATCACCGTGGGCATCACGCTCCGGGCCGCGCGAGCCTCAGCCACCTACGGCCAGGTCGGGCTCTACCCGAACGCCGGCTCCCATCTCGCCATCGAAGACGTCGGCCCGCACTCCGAGTAACTGACCCCTCTCCCGAAGGAGGACCCTCCGCGTGTCCATCAGCTCCTACCCGTTCGACGGCCAGGCCGTCTCCGAGGGGCAGTACAGCTACCTCTTCCGCGAGCTGGCCTCGCACTCCGGCATCGCCGACACCGAGAGCGGCGAAGGCTTCAAGGTGTACGGCGACAGCTCTGGAATGCAGGTCAAGGTGAACCCCGGCTTCGCGGTTGTGCGCGGCCACGCCGTCCAGTCGACGGCAGTGGAAACCCGGACCATCGCAGCCGCGAGCGCGGCCACCCGCTACGACCGCGTGGTGCTCCGCCTCGACCCGACCGCGAACGCCATCTCCCTCGCCGTCGTGCAGGGCACCTCCGGTGGCGGCGTCCCCGCCCTGACCCAGACCGATACCGGCGTCTTCGAGTTCCCCCTCGCGACCGTCACGGTTCCGGTCGGCGCCGCGACCATCACTGCCGGGAACGTCTCCCTGGAGCGCGAGTTCCTGGGCAACACCGTGGGCGGCTGGGCGACTTCGACGCGCCCGAAGTCACCGCGCACGGGCCGGCTCGGCTTCAACAACTCCACGAAGACGTGGGAGTTCTGGGACGGGACGGCGTGGAAGGATCTCGCCCCGACGATCACCTGGTCGACGATCGAGGGGGCGCCGGCCGCCTTCCCTCCGAGCTCGCACACGCACGCCTGGGGCGACGTCACCGGCAAGCCGACCACGTTCAACCCGTCCTCCCACTCGCACGACTGGGACGCGATCACGGGCAAGCCGAGCACCTTCGCCCCGTCGACCCACTCGCACTCCTGGGCGTCCATCACCTCGAAGCCCTCGACCTTCCCGCCGAGCGGCCACAGCCACGACTCCTACCTCACCTCGGGCGAGACGATCGCCTGGGCCAACGGCTCGAAGAAGCCGCACAACAACTCGGCCTCCGGCTCCGGCACCTGGTACGCGGTGTGGGTCGAGGGTGACGGCACCTTCTGCCGGAACACCTCCTCGGCCCGCTTCAAGAAGAACATCCGCGACTACGACATCGACGTCGAGGACGTCCTCAACCTGCGTCCGGTCATCTACGACCGCAAGGACACCGCCAACGAGGACGGCTCCGTCAAGGAGGGCCGCAAGGACGAGGTCGGCCTGATCGCCGAAGAGGTGGAGGCGGCCGGTCTCGACTGGCTGGTCAACTACCTGGACGGCGAGGTCGACGGCCTGCGCTACGACCTGCTCGGCGTCGCCCTGCTTCCGGTCGTGCAGAAGCAGGCCGCGCAGATCTCCGACCTCGAAGCCCGCCTCGCCGCGCTGGAGGACCGGCTGTCGTGATCACCCTCGCCATGGAGCCGGGTGTGCAAGTTGCGCTGGTGACGGCTGGCGGCACTGTTGCCGTGGCCGTCATCGGCGTGCTCGCCGAGTTCCTTCGCCGCCAGAACGCCACCCTCTCCGAGGTCCGCGACCAGGTGTCGAACACCCACGACACCAACCTCCGCGACGACCTCGACTCCCTGATGTTCCGCATCGACCGCGTCATCGAAGGCCAGGAGCGCCACGGCGAAGCCCTGGACCGTCACGGCCGCGAGCTGACCAGCCTGCGCGAGGAAGTCGCGCATGAGCGCCGAGAGCGCCTGTCCGTCGAAGAGCGCCTGGACGACCACATCGTCTCGGCCGCCGCCTGATCTGGAGGTACACACCCCTTGTCCGTCAACATCGTCTCCCGCTCCGCCTGGGGCGCGAAGCCCTGGAACGGCACCCCGAACAGCGTCTCGCTCTCGCAGCGGACCGAGTTCTTCATCCACTACGACGGCGCGAACCACATCAACTACACGGGTGTGCAAGTGCCGCGAACCATCGAGCGCACGCACATCAACCAGGGCTGGGCTGGCGTCGGCTACAACTTCGTGATCGACCAGGCCGGCACCATCTACGAGGGCCGAGGCTGGGGCCTCCAGGGCGCTCACTGCCCCGGCCACAACGTCTCCGGCATCGGCGTTCAGATCGCCATCGGTGGCGACCAGGAGCCGAGCGACAAGGCGCTGGCCGCAGCCCGCGCGCTGTACGACGAGGCGTGCCGCAAGACCGGCCGCACCCTGGCCAAGAAGGGCCACCGCGACGGCATCGCGACCGCCTGCCCTGGCGGCAAGCTGTACGCCTGGGTGAAGGCGGGGATGCCCGCTGGCGACTACGAGGAGCCCTCCTCGCCGGCCCCGGCCCCCGAGAAGCCCGCGAGCTGGGACGGCAAGTCCTTCCCCGGCGCGAGCGCGTTCAAGCTCGGCCAGTCCCACCCGGCCGTGACCGTCCTCGGCCAGCGCCTGGTCGCCCACGGCTACGGCCGCTTCTACAAGGAGGGCCCCGGCCCTCGCTTCACCGAGGCGGACAAGGACGCCGTCCAGGCGTTCCAGAAGGCGCAGGGCTGGACCGGCTCCGACGCTGACGGCTACCCCGGCGCCGAGACCTGGAAGCGACTCCAGGCCGCCCCGGCGAAGGCTCCCTCGAAGCCCGCGCCCAAGCCGTCGACCATCGTCGCCCTGAACTCTGCGGTGAAGCCGGGCGCCCGGCACACGCAGGTCAAGGAGCTCCAGCAGCTCCTCATCAAGGCGGGCTACGGCCCGATCCCCGGTGCCCCGAGCACCTACTACGGCCCGGAGACCCAGAAGGCGGTCGCCCGGTTCCACAACAAGAACGTCCACCTGCGCTCGGCCGGCAAGTCCTACGACCCGGCCATCGGCAAGCAGGGGTTCGTCGAGCTCCAGAAGGAGGCAGGCCGGAAGTGAGCAAGCACGCGAAGGTGAGCAAGAAGGGTCTCGCGCGTATCGCGGGGGCCCTGCCCACCAAGTACAAGTCCAAGGCCGGACTGGTCGCAGCCGTTCTCGGCGTGGTCCTGTCCGCCGCAACCTACTTCGGCACCGACTACCCGCAGGTCGCGCTCGCGATACAGGCGCTGACCGCCTTCGGCTTCGTCGAGACCTCGGAATGAGAGAACGCCCCCGCTGGCCCATGTGGCTGGCGGGGGCGCTCTTGTCGTCTCAGCCCCTCTTCTGGGCTTCGATCTCGTCCAGCGTCACGACCTTCGGTCGCCGACGCGAGGTTGTCTTCTTCTCGGCAGGCTTCTTCGCGGGCGCCTTCCTCGGCTGCGGGACCGGCTCGGGCTCAGACTCGGGCTCCTGGCCCACCTGTCGGGCGTGCTCGTCCATGTCGGACACGTACACCTCTTCCAGCCACTCCTCGAAGGGTTCGGCGTGCTCCTCGCACAGATCCTTCGAGATGCTGCGCCCGTCCGAGGACGTGATGGTGTAGGTCTTGGCCGGGACCTTGCGGTCGATGTCGCAGGCGATGACCTCGATCTTCACATGCTCTCCCGTGTGCATCTTGGTGTGACTTCCACGATACCTGTACGGCTTGACCTTCGGCGCGCTACTGTGGAAGTGTTGCACGCTGTCAAGATCGCCGGAGACAGGAGGCACATGGCCAAGCGCAAGATCCAGGATGAGCAGGAGGTCATCCGCTGGTTCGAGGAAGGCAAGACGTACCAGTGGATGATCGATGAGTACAAGCGCAAGTACAACATTGACACCGTCGCATCGATGTGGGGCAACTTCCGACGTCGGCGCGGACTGGACCGGCGGATCACGCGGGATGACGATCTCATCCCCTGGTTCGTGAAGGAGGAGCACCGCTGGAAGTATCCGGTGGCGATGCTCCGAGTGGAGGCCCGCCTCCGCGACGGCCAGGAGCTGAGCGAGACCGACAAGGCTCGGCTGGCGTCCTGGAAGGAGATGCTGGATGAGGAGAACGCGGTCGTGCACTACGACCCCGACACTGAGGACGGTTTCTTCTACGTGCCGCGCGAACCGGGCGATGCCGACATCATCCGGAAGCCGCAGGAGAAAACGACACCGCGCCTCAACGCTGACCGCGACTGAGCCGGCAGTAACGGACAGAGCCCCCGCATCGGAACTGCGGGGGCTCTGTCGTGTCCAGCCTACGAAACGAATGGGTGATGGTTCAAATTACTTGGATTTACCGTGCAACCATCTCCCTACTTACGGAGTCGTATGTTCCGGATGGTGTAGAAGTTGTGCCCGAGATGATGAAGATGTTGAGGGCTTGACAGATCTTTGACCGTCCAGGCAAGATGTTCTTCGTCAGCGACACTTACACACCTGGAGGGGATTCAGTGGCAAATCAGCTCGGGGAGGGTCCTACCGCCACGCCTGGCGGTTGGCGCGGGGAGTACACCTCTCCAGGAGGCAACGTCACTCTCGTCGTCGACGAGGAGGCGTACGACTTCCACATCATCGCGGCGCCTGACCACAAGACCGCAGAGCTCAGGCGCGTGATCGACGAGGCCAGGAGGCATGGTCTCGAACTGCTCGACGACGACGAAGTCGGGCCCGAGATTCTGGAGGACGACAGCATCAAGATCTACCTCTGCCCGACGCCCACCGAGACGACGCTCCGGCTGGTGGTCGCGTGAGCCTGACTCTCATCGACCTCCCGACCAGGCCGGCCCACCCGAACGACTCCGTCCCTCGCGATGGACACGGCAAGCCCCTCGTCATCCCCGAGGACGGCGGCAAGCCGAAGGCCCTGATCCGCACCACGACGTTCATCGACTGCATCGAGGACAAGAGCAGCCTGGTGGACTGGGGTAAACGGATGGTCCTGGTGGGAGCGCAGAAGCGCCCGTCCCTCCTGGACGCCGTGGCCGAGCTGGACCCGGACGACAAGGCGGACAAGCAGAAGCTGAACGCCCTGGCCGAGCGAGCTCTGGACATCTCCGGCGCCAACGACAAGCGCGAGAAGGGCACCTACCTCCACGATCTGTCGGAGTACGTGGACCGTGGGGAGCAGATCCCCTCGTACGCCACTGCGCAGGATCTGGACGACATGGCGGCCTACATGATGGCGACCGCGCCGCTCACCGTTCACGCGGTCGAGCAGTTCGTCGTCTGCTCCGAGCTGAGCGTGGGTGGCACCTTCGACCGCACCTACGGCTACGAGGGCCTGGACCCCAACGGCAAGCCCGTCTCGGGCCGCTTCATCGGCGACCTGAAGACCGGCTCCGTGGAGTATGGCGGCCTGAAGATGGCCATGCAGCTCGCGATCTACTCGCGGGCGAAGAAGTACGACCACACGCGGTTCCCCGCTCCTGTCCGCGCGACGGACGAGAAGGGGTTCCAGAAGTGGAAGAAGACCGAGGTCTCCGCCGAGGAGGCTGCTCAGGCGTACACCGTGCCGGAGCCGGTCAACCAGGACTGGGGCATCATCGTCCACTTGCCTTCTGGCGAGGGGGTGTGTAACTTGTACTGGGTCGACCTGAACATCGGGTGGAAGGCGGCGCAGCTTGCGCTGACCATCCGCGAGATGAGGTCGCTGTCGCGCAAGGCCATGATGCCTTTCGTGGCGCAGGTCACACCGAGCGAAGTTGACTTCGACTCCCAGAGTGTGTAAGTTGGACAACGTCAACGAGGAAGACCTCGGGGGCGGGCAGGAAGAAGCGAGAGTTGCACAGCTTACCCGGTGTGTGTAAGTTGGACAACGACGGCGAGAGAGAGGAGCACAACAGACAGTGGAGACCACCGTCACGATCAAGTACGGCAAGGGGTACGACGACACCTGGGCCGTCTTCAAGGGGACAGCGACGGAGATCAGGGCGAACATCCTGGAGTTCTTCGGGATGGACCCCGCCACCCAGCAGGGCCTCAGCCTGAGCAGCGTGGTCGTGAACGCCACGAACATCGCGCACGGCAAGGGCCTCATCGCCACCCAGCTCGGCGGCACGGTGATCGAGGAGTCCACGAACGAGGAGCCGGCCAAGCCGGCAGGCGACCCGTGGGCGGCGGCTTCGGCTGCACAGTCTTCCGGCCCCTGGCCGGGAAGTGCAAGTGTGACAGAGGCGAAGGCCGAGGACCCGAACGCGTACATCCTCGGCGAGATCGCCAAGCAGACCACGGTCGACGGCTTGAAGAAGCTGTGGGCCGCGAACCAGAGCTTCTTCTCGGACGCCGCAGTGATGGCGGCCTGGAAGGCGAAGGGCAAGTCCCTCCAGTAGGCGCGCAGCGCCAACCTCAGTAACCCACCTCACCCTGTAGCTGCCCGGTAGGGCACAGAACAAAGGAGATCAGCACAGTGGCTCTCAACCTCATCGACATCCCGGTCCAGGGCGGCGGCTGGTTCAAGCCGAAGGACAACATCAACGCGGTCGCCATCCTCCTGGAGGTCCACTCCTTCGAGCGCCAGCGTCCCACCCCGAACGGCCCGAAGGACTCCGTCCTCGCGGACGTCACCATCTTCCAGGACGGCGCCTCCCTCCAGGCCGGCACCCCGCAGGTGACCAAGGGCCAGAGGATCGAGCAGACCATCCTCGCCCGCGACCTGGAGACCATCGTCGGCGGCGCCACGATCGTGCGCCTGGAGCAGGTGCCCCCGAAGAAGCCCGGCGCGCACCCGGCGTGGGTCTGGCGTCCGATCACGGACGCGTCCGTCCGCAACGCGGTCGTCCAGTACGCCAACAAGCGCGAGGCCGAGGCCGAGGCGGCTGTCGCCGACGCGCCCGACTTCGACTGACCCTGATGTGTAAGTGAAGCAGAGCGAGCGAGGGAGAGGGGGTCGATGACCGGGCGCCAGCCCGGAGAGAGGGGGGTCGAGTGAGACCTTCGAGAGATGAGTGGGCACTCGCCATCGCCGACGAGGTGGCCACGATGGCTGACTGCACACGGGCCCAGGTGGGCGCCGTGATCCTGAGTAAGCGCAAGCGAATCCTGGGTGTGGGCTACAACGGCCTGCCGCCCGGCATCCCTGGCTGCAAGACGGCGGGCAACTGCCCGCGAGGCCGGCTGTCGCGCGAGGAGTGCCCTCCGGACAGCGACTACGCCAACTGCGCGGCGGACCACGCCGAACGCAACGCGATCCGAGACGTGCTCGACAAGGGCATCCACCCCGACGAGCTCAAGGACGCCACCATCTGCATCACCCGCAAGCCCTGCCCGGCCTGCCAGACCCTGATCGAAGCCGTAGGCATCGGGCGCGTCGTCGTCCGAGGAGAGGAGAACATCGAGTGCTCACCCCTGGACGATCCCTGGCGCTCCATGCTGAATCAGGCCGTGAACTCCCGCGCGTAGAGGCGTTCGACGACCTGTACGCCATGGGCGTGAGGCCCCGGCACGGTGAGGTCGTGATGATCGCCGGCCGCTCCGGCACGCAGAAGTCGGGCTTCGCCCTCTTCTGGGTCGCCCAGATGAACCTGCCCACGCTGTACTTCTCCGCCGACATGAGCGCCTTCACGGCGTCCTCGCGGCTCGCGTCCATGATGACGAAGGACACCTCGACGATGGTCGAGGCCGGCATGGCTGAGGGCGGCAAGTACCGGCAGGCGTACATCGACGCGCTGGCCGAGCTGAACATCACCTTCTCGTTCGGGTCGCCGATCACCTGGCGCGCTGTCGACGAGGAGCTGGAGGCGTACGTCGAGCTGTGGGACCGGTACCCCGAGGTCATCGTGTTCGACAACCTGATGGACTTCGAGAACGCCGAGTCGGACTACACCGAGCAGATGGCCGTCATGCAGGGCGCGACCGAGCTGGCCCGCCACACGGGCGCCACGGTCATCATCCTGCACCACGCGAGCGACAAGGCGTGGGAGGCCAAGACGAGCCCCTGGAACCCGCCCTCGCGCGACCAGGTCAAGGGCGGCCTGTCGGAGAAGCCCGAGCTCTCGCTCTCCGTCGCGCTCGACCCGACGTCGATGGCGTACCACGTCGCGTGCATCAAGCAGCGCATGGGCCCGTGTGACCCGACCGCGCAGCGCTACGCCACGATGATCTGCGAGCCGGAGTACACGCGCTTCCGCAAGGCGGAGGTACGGCAGATCGTCCAGCAGGCGAAGCCGGCCGAGGAGTGGAGCCCGACGAAGGTCGCGCTGTCTCTGGGGTCGTAAGTGTGATACTGTAGCGAGCATCGCCGGGCGTCAGCCCGGCCTTACTGGGAGGTGGTGTGTAAGTTGAGCAACAGCGTCGCGGCGAGGAATCGCCGCAACAAGCGCAAGGGCGCCGACTGGGAGTCGGACCTGCGCGAGGGCCTGCGCAGCGAGGGCTTCGACGTCGAGTCCCTGCGCCTGGCCGGCAAGGAGGACGAGGGCGACCTGGTCATCCGCGAGGGCGACGGCAAGTACCTGGTGATCGAGGCGAAGAACGCCAAGTTCGAGCCCGGCGTGTTCCTCGGCGAGGCGATCGTCGAGCGGGAGAACTTCGCCAAGCACCGGGGCCTGGACCTGGAGGACGTCGAGTCCATCGTGGTCGTCAAGCGCCGGGGGAAGAACTGGCGCAAGGCGTTCGTGCTGACGACCGTCGAGGACTACCTCGGCCTGGACCCGCAGTGAACGCGACAGAGGACAGCGTCGCCGCCTTCCTGGCCTACGCCGCCGACCCCGAGTCGGACATCCTCACCGTCTTCCGCATCGAGCGGGCGTACGAGGTCGACACGGCCGACATCGACGAGGGGTGGCTGCCGTGAGGTGGCACCGGGTGGAGGAGCGCACGGGCGGGGGCGACGACAGCAAGCCCTCCCTGGTCGCGACGATGCACCACTTCGACGTCGACTTCAACGACCAGCGCAACACCGGCATGGCCAAGTGCGCGCTCCATGACGACAACACCCCGTCGATGTCGTACCGGCTCGACGAGGGCCTGTGGAACTGCCACTCCTGCGGCAAGGGCGGCGACAGCTACACGCTGATCATCGAGTACCACCGCGAGCAGTTGAACAAGGAGATCGACTTCAAGGGCGCGAAGGACTACGCCCGCGAGCAGGCGATCGAGGAGAGCGAGGCGGGGCCTCGCGAGGAGAGCTACACCAGCCGCTACGGAGGCGGCCACCGGGCGTCCAGCAAGAAGCCCGGCAAGAAGCCAGGAGGCGGCTACGTGCCGGCCTGGAAGAGGAAGTAAGGAGGAGAACAGCTTGGCCGAGCACGAACCGCTCCAGCCGCTCTCGACGTCCCAGAAGGAGATGCTGGAGGAGGCGGTCACCACCTACCAAGAGCACCTGACCCCGGAGGCTGCGGGGTACCTCATGGCTCGCGGCATCGGGCGGGACGAGGCGCTGGCCTTCCGGCTGGGGATCGTCGCCGACCCCGCACCGGGACATGAGAAGTACCGGGGGATGCTCGCCATCCCCTACCTCGGACGAGGCGGCCAGCCGCTCACCGTCCGGTTCCGCTGCCTCGCGGAGCACAACCACCGCGACTACTTCCACGGCAAGTACAACACGATCAAGGACGACATCCCCCGCATGTTCAACATCGGGGCTGTCCACCAGGCCGGCGAAGAGATCCACGTCACCGAGGGCGAGCTCGACGCGGTCATCCTGAACAAGCTCGGCCTTCCGGCTGTCGCCATCCCCGGCGCGAACATGTGGTTCGGCCGCCATCGAAGGATGCTCGCCGGCTTCAACCGTGTGTGGGTCTGGTCCGATCCGGACGACGCGGGAGCCGAGCTCACCGGCAAGATCACACGGGCCCTGCGTACCGCCAAGGCGGTGCGACTGAAGGCCGACGTAACCGACGAGTACCTGGCGCACGGTGCCGAGCACCTGCTCGCCAAGGTCAAGAAGGAGGACTGACACAGTGGCAGACACCGAGACGATCGAGGCCGAGAAGCCGACCACCCGCAAGAAGGCCCCCGCCCGCAAGCCGGACCCGATGGCCCGCATCCTCAACGACATCCGCGCAGCGGCCAAGAGCCTGGGCGAGTACGCCACCAACCCGGCGCCCGAACACCGCGTCCGCCACCACGACGGGCGGGCCTCCGCGTGGGGCCGGCAGTACGCCCATGAGGGCACGATCGACGCCCTGGTGCTGTCGCTCACCTTCGAGGCGCTGTCCTCCCTCAACCCGGCCGAGGAGCGGTACTCGCTCACTCAGCTCGCCGCCGTCGTCCTGGCGAGGATCGAGCAGATCGACGAGGCCGGCCAGTGAGCGCCGAGGAGGAGTTCCCCGAGGAGTGGGAGGGCATCGAGATCACGGCCGAGCCTTCGGTCGTCGACCACTTCGGCAACGTGAGCCGGGCCGCCTCCATCGTCGGAGACCTGCGGGCCGCCCTCCGCAGGGAGGGCTTCTGCAAGGAGGAGACCTTCGAGCTGGTCAAGATGTACTGGGCCTCGGAGCTGGGGGCGTTCGACTGACCGTGGCCGAGCACCTGAAGGAGCTGCCCGGCGATCCGGGCCCCACCCTGACCGACATCTACGCGGCGATGAGCGAGGGCGAGCAGTACGCCTTCGGGCTGCACCTCCTCGGCGAGACCTCGGCCGACTGGCTGTCGTCCATCCTGCGCCGCTTCGGACACGACGTGTCCGCCACCACCATCCGCACGTACCGCCGGGCACTCCGGCAGGAAGGAGGCTCCAGTGAGCGAGCTGCTTGACGAGCTCCTGGCCAAGCCCATCGGCCCTGCCGTCCCGGCCCGACAGACGGACCCCGAGAAGGACTTCACCCGTCAGATCGAGATCAAGGGCGACGAGGCCGACGTCACCGTCCGGGGCGAGACCTTCGAGGACAACGAGAGCGCGGCCACCGCAGTGCTCCAGGGCCAGGGCCTCGACCCGTCCGAGTGGACGGTCACCGGCCTGCGCTCCTCGGAGTGGACGATGGCGAACGGAGACACGGGCGTCTCCACCCGCTTTACATTCGCCCGCAAGTGTGAAAGTGTCGCAAGCGAGAGGCCGGCGATCGACGAGCTCCTGGCCGCGATCGACTCCACACCGCCCGACCCGGTCACCATGTTCGTCCGGGACGGCGAGGAGTACACCTTCATCGTCGCCCTCGGCGACATGCAGTTCGGCAAGGCGGACGGCGACGGGCCGGCCGGCACGCTGGAGCGGACGATCGCCTGCATCAACGCGGCAGCCGACCGGCTCGCCGAGTACCGGCTCCGCTTCAACATCACCCACGTCCACATCGCGTGGCTGGGTGACCACATCGAAGGCTTCGTCTCGCAGGGCGGGGCCAACACCTGGCGGACTCAGCTCACGCTCAACGAGCAGATCCGCCTCACTCGCCGAGTGATGCTCCACGCGCTCCTCATCTTCGCGCCGATGTGCAGTCGGCTCACGATGGCGGCCGTGCCGGGCAACCACGGCGAGGCGGTCCGGATCAGCGGCAAGGGCGTGACGCGGTACGACGACAGCCACGACACCGAGTCCCTGATCGCCGTCAAGGACGCGGCCGACCTGAACCCCCAGCGGTTCGGTCACGTCGAGTTCTACGTCCCGGACACGGACGAGCTGACCGTCGTCGTCGAGTGCTCGGGCACGGTCGTCGCCCACGCCCACGGCCACCAGTTCCGGCCGGGCAAGCACTTCGAGTGGTGGAAGGGCCAAGCCTTCGGGCGCAGCTCGGCCATGCACCAGGCCGACGTCCTGCTCGCCGGCCACCTGCACCACGAATTCGTCGAGGCGGACGGGCCCCGGACCTTCGTCCAGGTGCCGTCGATGGAGAGCGAGTCGACGTGGTTCCGGCACAGCAAGGGCGCGGAGGGCGCCCCCGGACTGATCGTCGCCGTAACGAGCAAGGGCCGCGTGCCCGTGAAGGAGGTAGTGAGCAAGTGAGCATCCAGATCACCGACCTGGAGGTGTCGGACTACGAGACCGCAGAGCAGGCGACCGTCGACTGGGCGGTCATCGAGAACCCTGACGTGGCCGGAGCAGCGCGTAGTGCTGCGTACGCGTTCGCTCGGGACTACGAGGGAGTCGTCGAGCGCGAGGACATGGAGCAGGAGCTCCTGATCGCCTTCGCGCTCAGGCCCAACATGGTCCGGCAGGTCATCGCCGAAGCCAACAACCCGGCAGGCGTCCTGAACTTCCGGGGCTACCGACTCCTGCGGACCATGTTCAGGACCGAGGCGGGCCACAAGCGCAAGCAGGTCTCCTACGAGGCCAACGTCGAAGCCCTCGGCGAGGGCGCGTGAGCTACAACCGGGCCCTCGTCGAGCACGTCCTCCCGGCCGTCTGGGACGCGGACGCGGCGTACGGGATCAAGCAGGAGAACACCCCGGACGCCGACATGCCCAAGGTGAAGGCGAACCCCAAGCTGGCGAACACCCTGTACGCCCACATCGCCGACATCAAGCAGGCGTGGAAGCGGACCGAGCTGACCCTGATCGAGCGTCAGTCACTCCTCCTGCGGTACGGCCTGGACTGCGACTACGACGAGATCGGCGCCCTGCGAGGGGTGCGGAAGTCCGCAGCGCAGGAGGCGACGGACCGGGCTGTCGGCAAGGTGGCGGCCTGGCTCAACGGCGACAAGTACATCGACGGATACGACCAGTTGGAGGACGAGCAGTGATCAACACCCCGCCCGCAGACATGACCGACGACGACTTCGACTTCTACGACGACGCGCGAGACCTGTACTTCTGGCGCGACCAGCGGCCTGACAGTGACGGCCTGGTCTACTCCCGCCCGTACACCGAGGGCGAGCTCGCAGGGAAGGCGAAGCGGCTCCAGCTCGACGCGCTGCGAGCCGAGGCGGACGTCGCGATCCCCTACCTCGACGAGCGGATCGACCTGAGCCTGGCGTACTTCGCCAACCCGGCTCCGACCGCCGAGGAGACGGCAGCCCAGATGAAGGTGCTGTCCGACCTCGCCGCGTACAGCGCGGGAACGCTGAAGCGCCTGATCGTGGTGCTCGGCGAACTGACCGGCAGACCTGTGTAAGTGTCGCAACCTGGCGGCAGTCCTTCGGGGCTGCCGCCTTGAGGCAGTGAGAGACCCAACGACTTCAGGAGGACTTCAGCAGTGACGACCGACATCCAGGTTCCGTTCGGCCCGACCGGTCAGCTCGTCTACGAGCGCACCTACTCCCGCACGCTGGCCGATGGCTCGAAGGAGACCTGGCCTGACACGGTCCGCCGCGTAGCGCGCGGCAACCTCGCCCTCGTCCACGGCCCCGACATGGAGAGCTGGCCGCAGGAAGCGAAGGACGAGTACGACGAACTCGTCAGGTTCATGGACGTGTTCGCCATCATCCCGGCAGGCCGGCACCTGTGGGCCACGGGCGTGAAGGGTCGGCAGTACCTCTTCAACTGCCACGTCGCACCGTGGGGCGAACGCCTCTCCCGGCACTTCGAGTTCACCTTCATGCGCCTGATGGAGGGCGGCGGTGTCGGCGGCAACTACAGCTCCAGCTACCTCCGCGAGTACGGCGCCCCGCGCCGCAAGCTCGAAGTCCACGTCGTGTGCGACCCGATGCACCAGGACTACGCGGAGATGCAGGCAGCCGGCCTCCTGTCGACGGAGTACGACTCCGACTGGGCCGGAGCCTTCGAGGTCGAGGACTCCCGCGAGGGATGGGCTGACGCCCTCGTCGACCTGATCGACACCTTCATGACCGACGACGAGGTCAAGCACAAGGAGCGCGTCTACGACGTGTCCCGCGTCCGCTGCAAGGGCTCGCGCCTGAAGACCTTCGGCGGCACCGCGAGCGGCCCCGGCCCCTTCGCCCGGATGCTCCAGCAGGTCGCCGTCGTCCTGAACGGCGCGGTCGGTGAGCGGCACGTCGAGGTGGGCGCCGGCTTCGGCTGGAGCTACGAGCACCTGACCCCGACCGAGGCCATGGAGATCGACCACGCCATCGCCGAGTGCGTCGTCTCGGGCGGCGTCCGCCGCTCTGCCCGCATGGCCATCTGCAAGTGGAACGACCCCTTCATCGACGACTTCCTCGACTGCAAGGCGGACGGCTCGAAGCACTGGACCACGAACATCTCCGTCGAGATCGACGAGGACTTCCTCGGCTACCTCTCGGGCGACAAGATCGACGACTTCGGTCCGGGCGGCAACGAGCTGGCCTACCACGTCCACATGAAGGTCGTCGAGGGGATGCTCCGCAACGGAGAGCCCGGCTACTGGAACTCCACCTACTCCAACGAGGGCGAGGTCGGCGAGGTCATCGCGACCAACCCGTGCGGAGAGATCGCGCTGGAGCCGGCCGAGAACTGCAACCTCGGACACATCAACCTGGACCACTTCGCCCAGTCGGCGAGCGGCGCGAGGCTCGACCGCAAGGGCCTGGCCCGCGCGCATGAGCTGATGACCCGCTTCCTGATCCGAGCCACCCACGGCGACGTGACGGACGCAGAGCAGGCCGGCAAGCTCGCCCAGAACCGACGCATCGGCGTCGGCCACCTGGGAGTGCAGGGCTTCCTCGCCAAGCAGGGCATCGCCTACTCCAAGGCGCCGCACTCGTACGCGTTCCGCAACCTGCTGAACGACCTGTACGACACGGTCCGCGAGGAGGCTCGGGCCTACTCCTTCAAGCTCCGCATCCCGGAGCCCGTGAAGGTGACGACCGTGGCCCCGACCGGAAGCATTGCCAAGCTGCCGGGAGTGAGCGAGGGCATCCACCCGATCTACGCTCGGCACTTCATCCGTCGAGTGCGGTTCTCGATGCCCGACCCGGCGCAGGCCGCGACGGTGCAGGACGCCATGAACCAGGGCTTCCTCGTCGAGAAGTGCGTGTACGACCAGAGCGGCAACACGATGGTCGTCGCCTTCCCGACCAAGGAGAAGCTGGTCGCCGAGGTTGAGGAGCTGGGCTACCCGGCAGAGATCGTCGAGTCGGCGGACGAGATCAGCCTGTACGACATGCTCAACTTCCAGGCCATGTACCAGACGGAGTACGCCGACAACGCGGTCAGCTTCACCGTCAACTTCCCGGAGGGGAAGTACACCACCGAGGAGGCGGCCGACCTGATCCAGGCGTTCCTGCCGGAGCTGAAGGGCACGACCCTGATGCCGGACGGAACGCGCGAGCAGGCCCCGTACGAGCGGATCACCGAGGAGGAGTTCAACACCTACGCGGTGACCTCGATCGAGGACTCGACGGACGAGGACTGCGCGACAGGCGCCTGCCCCGTGCGGTAGCAGCATGACGAAGACCCCCTGGCCTCACGGCTGGGGGGTCTTTCGTCGTTTGGAGGCCCCGCCCGAGCGCCACGGGGGAACGATGCAGGGGCGGGGCCGGCTCAGGGCTGCATCCACGTCCGCCAGGGGCGGGTGATGATCTCGCTGTAGCTGTGGTGGCTCGGATTGGCTCCGGAGTGGTCGAGCGCCCACGATTGAGGCGGCTCCCAGTCCCCCTCCTGCCCGGAGGCGTCGCCGCAGACGTCACACTTCATCTGGTGGGTGACGGGCGCGGCGTCCGGCTCGCGGTCAGGCGTGAGCGTCCAGTTCTTCATGGCGATGACCTTGGTCGGATGGCTCACGGCCTGTTCCTCGACGCATCGTTACGGGCCGCCAGGTGCAGGCTCAGCCTCTCGCGGGCAGTGAGGGGACGCACCTTCAGGGCGTCCCACTCCTTACCTCCGCTGACAGCGCGCATCTGCACTCGGTCGCCGCCGTGGTGCCCCATGACGATGCCGGGCACGTCCTTGCCGATGTCCCACATGACTTCGCCGAGCTCGCAGGACTGCGGCGGCACGCTCTGATCTCTCTCCGTCGTGGCCATGGCTCGACGCTACGACCAGGAACTACGCTCCGTCGATGGCACTTTGACGGAGAGCCAGATGGAAGTGCCACAGGGTGTCACATGGGCAGACCCACCACGTCCGCCAGTTGACGCATCTCCGGCGTGAGCGTCCTCCGCTTGCTCACTACCCGGCCGAGGATGTCTCGGGCGTACCGCTGGTTCGGCAGCCACTGCGGCGAGCCCGCCTGGATCTTCTGAAGCACCTCGACAGCCTCCCCGTACTGCCTCGTACGCGCGTGAGCGTCCGCCACATCGAGCAGGTGCCGGTTCCGGTTGTTCGAGGTCGGCTGGAGGGCGTCCACGGGGATGCGCGAGGCCAGGGCGAGCACCCGGTCAGGCTTGGCCACGATCGAGGCGTTCTCGGCCCGCTTCAGGGCCACCGTGACCGGCCCGAAGGTGCGCAGGAAGTCGTCGTCGGGCGCGTACTCACGCCCCATGGCCACGGCGGCAGAGTTGGCCAGTCGCAGGGCATCCTCGGCCTCGCCGGCCCGACTGTCACGCACGGCTGCGGCCGATACGCGGAGCAGGAGCCAGCCCCAGGCGCTCAGCTCGGCCAGGGTGGCTCGGGACATGCGCGGCTCGGTGTCGTCGGCCCACCTGGTGGCCAGCTCACGCGCCTCTGCGAGCCTCCCCTTGCGCAGCAGGAGCCAGCACTGGGTGTTGACCGTCGCAGCCCCCTGGAGGCGGTCTGAGGCGTCGTCCAGGGCCCTGTCGAGGGCCATGTCGGCGGCGTCGAACTGCCTCGTCTGAGTCAGGAGCCAGCCGGTGAGCTGGAGGAGCCTCACCCGCAGTGCCCGGCCTCTCGGGTCGAGCGCGGCGAGCACGTCGGCATCCCGCAGGAGGGGAGGGAGGGCCGCACCGAGCTCGAAGAAGCGGTCCTTCGAGAAGAGCGGCATCGCCGCGTCCAGGGCCTCTCGTACGCCGTTGACTGTGGGTGCTTCCTCGATCCCGTCGAGCTCCGGAGGGGCTGCGAGAGCCCTGTGCACGGGCCCCCAGCGGTCGACGGTCGCCCGGTCGGCCGGCTCCTCGGTGTGCTCGGTGATGAGGCTGGTGGTGGACACCTTCAGCGTGGCGGCCAGCTCGCGAGCTGTCTCCAGGCGTGTGTCCTGACGCTCCCCTTGCTCCAGCTTGCGGATGAGCGAGAGGGAGACTCCCGACTTCTCAGCCAGCTCGCGCTGACTCATGCCCCGGCGCTTACGTACGTCCCGGAGCCGTTCCCCGATCGTGGCACTCATGCCTTCGAGGGTAGGGCGTGCGGTAGTGGAACGTCAGCGCACAGTGAATGTCTGCGACCGGGGAATGGAACGGGCGTGCGACCTGGTTCACAAACCGTACGGCTGTTCAACCTTCAAGGAAGGCTCTCTACGGTTTGACTTCAGCGAAGACCTGCGCGGTCCTCACTGGCAAGAAGATCCGGTTCAAGCGAGAGGATGGGAGCATCGTCGAGCAGTGGGCGTACGGCTACCTGTGCGGGAAGCCAGCGATGAGCCGCCTCACTGACAGGTGCGTCGATCACTTCGATCGGCAGCCCCCGATCCCCATCCAGTGGCGCCGGAAATGACGAAGGCCCCCTGCCGCAAGGCGGGGGGCCCTCTGTTTGCCCTGGTCAGGACGCCTTCGTGCTCGCGATCTCGAACTCGAAACCTGAAGTGGTCGCGCGAATTCCCTTGGTGGAAGGAGTACGCCCACCCGCTTCAGCTTTCACTGCGTCTCCTGACGTATGCACTACATCCTCCGTCGAGTCGTCGATGACACCGTAAATCTTCATGGGAGGCAGAGTGTAGCCATCAGGTGCCGGGACCCCTTCGTACGGGCCCATCGCCTCCAGGGCGGCGGCATACATGCCCTCCGTGAACCAGCGGCGACCGAGCCGGTAGAGGAAGCCCCAGCCCTTGCCGCCCATGCGCTCGTCGTGGTCGTAGTCGTGCCAGCCCTTCTTCTCCCGCAGCTTCTCCAGCAGCATCTCGAAGCACGGCCGATCTTCCAGCTTCGGCTTGCGCCCCCCTGCCAGGATGCTCTCGATGCGGGCCCACTGCTCGTCGGAGACGGCGAGCGGGATCGAGATCCCGTGCTCGCGGTGCCACTCCAGCATCGGGTCCTTGGTCCCGCCCTTCTGCCCGGAGACGCTGTCGCCGACGATGTCCACGCGGATACGCAGGAGCTCCAGGACGCCCTTCTTGTCGGCCTTGGTCAGGCCCTGCATGTTGACGCCGACGCGGTCGATGATCGAGCGGAGGTTGTCGGCCCGCTCCTCCTTGTGCTCGGCCTCCTCCAGCCACTCGGTGATGCGCTCCTGCTCCTCGCGGAGCTCCTTCTCCTTGCCGGCGATCTCTTCCTTCAGCTCGGCGATCAGCTTCTGGTCCTCCTCGTCGTCCTCGTCGAGGGATGCGACCAGCATGGCGATCTTCTTGCGTCGGGTGTTGCGCAGGCGGTGCAGCTTGTCGTCGATCTCCTTCAGGCGGGCCCGGTAGGAGTCGGCGCGGTCGGGGATGGTGCCCAGCCAGTCGTCGATGACTCCCTTGATCGCCTCGGGGTCGGTCAGCAGCTTCTCGACCTCGTCCCAGACGACCGTCTCGGTCTCCTTGCCGTCGATCTGCTTGCAGGTGTGCCCCTCGGCGGCTGTGGCGTGGTTGGAGCACCGGTAGATGAAGTCGCCCTGGTCGGCGCGGCTGACGCCGTACCGGGAGGAGCCGCAGAGGCTGTAGAGGTGGCCCGAGAGCAGGTGGTTGGAGTAGGAGGTCCGGGGGTTGCCCTTCATGTCCTCCAGGGCCTCTTCCAGGGCCTTGCGGCGGCTCTCGTCCTCGAAGAGGGGCGGCAGCTCGACGCGGTAGGAGGTGGTGATCTCCTCGCCGTCCTCGTTCATGCCCGAGAAGCTGAAGTCGACGTATCCGCGCACGGCGAGGCGCAGGCGGAGGACGAGGTTGTTGCCTTCCCAGAGTTTGCCGGTCCGGGTGCGGTACTGGAGCTCGTTCAGCTCGGCGGCGGCCTGGCCACGGCTCATGCGCTGGTCGACCAGGAACTCGGCGGCCTTGAGGATGACTTCCAGCTCGGCGGGGTTGATGACGGGCTCGCCCTCTTCGTCGAGCATGTAGCCGTAGGGCGGGGTGCCCGATGCCCAGCCTCCCCCGGCGATCTTCTGGATGCGTCCGCCCATCGTCCGCTCCAGGATCAGGGCGTGCTCGACCTCGGCCATGTACGCGAGGAGGGAGAGCTGGATGCCGAACATCTGGTCGTCGGAGTCGATGCGGCCGTCAGCGGTGGCGATGCGGACGCCGTGGTCGGTGACGTCGTAGACCCAGCGATGGATGTTGCGCATCGTGCGGCCGATGCGGTCGAGCTTGGCGAAGACGACGACGTCGATCAGCCCTGCCTCGATGTCGGCGGTGAGGCGGTCGAGGTCTTCGCGGTGGGCCAGCTTGCCGGACACTCCGCCGTCGCAGTACACGTCCACGATCGTGTGCGGTGTGCCTTTGAGCTGGTAGTCGACCCAGGCTCGGCACCGCTCGTCCTGCACGTCGAGGCCGTAGCCGTCGAGCTGCTTGGATGTGGACACGCGCAGGTAGATGGCCACCCGCAGCGTCTTGGTCTTGCGAGGCAGTGTCTTGGTACGCATGGTCCCCCTCCAGTTCCACTTACACAGAAACGCCGAAGCCCCCCGGCCAGAAGGCTCGGGGGGCGTCTCGCGCCGTATGTAACTGTAGCTGAAGTCAGTCCTTCTTGGCGACCGGTCCGAGGAGGATGCGGGCGAGGCGTTCGCGCTCGGCCGGGGTCCACCTGGCCTTGCGCCACTCGACGCTGACGATGGGGTTCTGGCTCACTGGTGGTGACCTCCTTCCAGGCGGTCGATCTCTTCGAGGGACGCCTCGTAGTTGCCAGCCTCCTGGAGGAGGAGCAGGCGGAGGTCGGCGAACTTGACCTGCGCCCAGACGGGGAGCTTCTTCTCGCGCTCGCCGTTGAAGAGCGTCGGGTACCGCTCGATCAGGAACTCAGGGCGGCGCTGGGGCGGCCTACTCACGGGGCCACCCGGCCGTTCCGGTTGTACGCCTCATGCGTGATGGGCATCAGCTCGGCGAGGTGGTCCTCCATCTTCTCGGCGACCATCTCGATCTCGCGCTGCGGGAAGCTGGGGAACTTGGCCCACTCACTCTTGGTGCGCAGTCCGAGGAAGTGCATCAGGGAGCGGGCGTTGCAGGTGGCGTAGTACGAGGTGAAGATGCCCACCGGCAGGACCATGCGGGCCACCTCCTTCGCGATGCCGGCCTTCAGCATGTCCTTGTAGGAGTCGTACGCCTCGCGGTAGGCGCCGATCATGTTCGAGGCCATGCGGGCGTAGTGGGCGTCGCTCCCGTGCTTGAACTCGTAGGCGCCGGGCCGGCCGACCTGGAGGAGGGGGCGCTCCATGCCGGGCACGTAGAAGACGGGCTGCAACTCCTTGTAGCGTCCGCTCTCCTCGTTGTACGACCAGCCGGCGCGGTGACGGAAGTGCTCGCGAGCTACGAAGATCGGGGCCTCGACGTAGAACGTCAGGAAGGTGTGCTCGAAGGGGCTGCCGTGTCGGTCTCGCGTCAGGAAGTTGATCAGGCCCTCGTCGCGCTCCAGGTCGACGACTCGTTCGTGGCTGCCTCCGATGGTGGAGACTCGGGCTGCCGTGGCGACGTCGGAGTCAGTGGCACTGGCCTTGACGAGCTCGACGGTGACGTCGTCACGGAACTGGACGTCGGTCACTGGGCGGGTACCTCCTGGATCTGGACGGGGGTGTCGGGGTGGGCGATGCCGCCCGGCTCGTACATGTAGAGCTCGTCTACGTGGTGGGTCCTGGTGCCGTACTTCCACTCCAGTTCCTTCAGCACCTCCATGAGGCGCCCTGCCTCCCGACTCAGGCCGAGGCCGGTGTGGAACACCCTCTTGGGCTGCCTGCCGCGCAGCTTGGCGAAGGCCATGGCTCCGTGCAGGGTGAAGACGTTGGCGCGGTTGAACTCGGGGTAGATCCGGGCCTGGTGGAAGCCGTAGACGATCAGGATGTCGTCCTCGTTGACCGGTTCGAGCGGTCCGATATTGAGTCCCACTTACACACCTTCCCCAAGGTGAACCAGCGCCTCACGCAGCGCGGCCACCGTCTTCGGCTGGTTCTTGCGCAGGGACTCGACCTCGTTGACGAGCTCCTGCACCTTCGCGATCACTCGGCCCATGTTCGCCGGGCTCCAGACGTTCCCGTCGAGCGGCGGGCTCCAGGGTGCACCGACGATCTGCGCGATCTTGTTGACCACGAACCGGGCCTCTCCCCCGATGCTGTTCTGCTTGTACGCGGCCTCGCAGTGGCCGGCGCGGCAGTTCTCCAGCTCTCGGGCCATGTCCGCCAGGTCTCCGACGAACCCGCCCAGCTTGGGCGCCGGCTCGGCGACCTGGTGCTCGACCTCCGCGTACTTCAGTGCGTCCAGCGGCCCCTCGAAGACGATCGAGCTGGCCTTGATCGCGTCGATGTCGAGCTCGCCGGCCTGCCTCGCCTCCTCGGCGATGCGCTGGCCCTCCTCGATCCAGTCCCATCCGTTCGTCACTTCGCGACCTCCATCTTGTTCGTGCGGGTGGCGTACGAGCTGCGGTTCTCCGACGTCAGGTGGAAGAGTCCGTACTCGCAGAGGTAGTAGCGGCGCTCGATGTGCTGGCCTCGTCGGGTGCCGATGGCGTCAGACCTTCGGTTCCGCTTGGCCTGGGCTCGGCCGAGCGCCTTGTCGGCGTCTCGCTCGGACGTGAACCCTCGCTTCAGGCCGCATTGGCACGGTCGCCACGCGACCCCCTTGTTACAGCTCATTGATCGCTTGCCCCTTCCCCTTCGCGGCCCGCTTGGCGGGCGCCTTCTTCTTGTTCGGGTCGTCCTTCAGGAACTTGTTGCAGGGACAGGTCTCCAGGTGGCACTTGCCTCGGCTGGCGCCGTCGATCGCGTGCATCCAGGGCGCGTGGCCGCACTCGGGGTGGTAGCAGTAGCCGGGCCAGCTCGTCTTGCCGTCGTGGTTGGCGAGGAGGATGCCGGACGAGGTGATCGGGACCGGCTTGGCCGTGCCTCCGAAGCTCATCTTCTTGGCGAAGGCTTCCGCCTCGGCGATGCTGCCGAAGGGGCCCATGTTCAGCCCCTTGTGCCCGCTGTCCCAGGTGTGGACCAGGACCACCAGGTCCCGCATCTGGATCTGCTCCCCGATCTCCTTGTAGAGGGCCTTGGCCATCTGTTCGGGGCTCTCGAAGGTCGGGTCTTCGAGGATGTCGATGATCCTCTGCTTCTCATGCGTCCTCGGGGTGAGCCTCAACGCTCGCGCCTCTGGTGGTTCACTGCTGACTCCTCTCTGCCTCGTCAGGCCGGGGGCGAGACCCCCCGACTACTCCCTTCCGGGAGTTTCGGCTGCACTTACACACTCAGGGCAGAAGCTCTTCGAGGGAGGCGAGCAGGGCATCGAGGGCTTCGCTGTCCGCCAGCGCCATGTCGAAGCGGCGCTCGTCGAGGTGGGCGTAGTTCCCGTCCAGCGGCTCACCGTCCTCGTCCCGCAGCTCGTCGAGCTCGGCCTCGCGCTCATTGCTGGCGAGCCGGTGCTCGGCGGCGATCTGGCGGATCAGGAGCAGGGTCACGCGGTCCTCGCTGACCTCTTCGTGCCCCTCCTGGCTGATCTTCTGGCGGAGGGCGGCCTCGAAGTTCTTCAGGGCGTCGGTGGTGGTCACTGCTCGGTTCCTCTCTCGATGACCCGCGCTCCCCAGCGTCGGGTGTTGACGTACGTGAAGGTGTTCTGGGTGAGGATCTTGTCCCCGGCGTACCAGTGACCGTCCTGCTTGAAGCGGATGGTTCCTCGCCGGTCCTGGAGTTCGATCACCGTGCCGTCCGGCAGTTCGTCGAGCTCCCGTATCGTCCTGACGTCTGTCACAGTATCACACCAGCGACAGTTGCACAAGGTCGGCCACGCCGTACAGCTTCAGGTGCAGGTCCCGCACCGAGCCGTCGTTGACCAGGACGTGATCGAAGTCCCAGCCATCGAGCGCGGTCTCGCTCTCATGAACCCGGCCGACCCTGTCCTTTGCCGGGCCCACGCCGGGCCTCTCCACTCGGATCATCACGCCACCCCGCTCGGCCACCGCTCGCGCCTCGTTGGGGAAGCGCACGTCGGTGACCACCAGGGCCGGCGCGTCGGCGAACTCACGGAACAGGGCGTCCACCCACACGTTCTCGCCGAGCACCTTCCGGCCGGCCTCCGTGCCAGCGCGCTGGAGCAGGGCCCGCACCTCCGGGTACGTCACCTTCGCGTACTCCCAGCCGGTCGCGTCGACCAGCTTCCGCAGCCGCAGGTTTCCGGCGCCGTAGTGGCCGGGGATCAGCGGGTCCAGCGCGTACAGGAACTCGCGCAGCTTGTCGGCGAAGGCTGCCTGCCTCCACCCGTACTGCGTCAGGGCCTCGGCCGCCTCGTTCTTGCCGGAGCGGGCGTACCCACTCAGTCCGATGATCAGTCGGTCACTCACTGTCGGGCTCCTCGGGGTAGGTGGGGAAGATCAGGCGGGCCGCCTCTTCGTGGCCTGCTTCGCTCAGCTTCTGGGCGCAGTCACGCTGCGCGGCTCGCACGATGTCCATCAGCTTGGCCACCGACTCCTCGTACTCCTGGCCGTACTTGTCGTACGTCAGCTCGGCGATGGCGGTCTCGACTGTCGGCGCCCAGCGCGGCACGCCCTGGATGTACTCCCAGCCACTGTCGGCCCGGCTCATGCGGTCACCGGGAGCGTGGCGTCCACCCACACGGGGATCGGGGTGGCGTTGCGGTACCGACTCTTGGCGTAGTGCCCGGTCTGCCTGACGTACCCGTCTCGCGCCGCCTTGCGGAGCACCGGGCCCATGGCCCTCGGCTCGTCGGGCTTGACGAGGCCGGCGTCCCACAGGTCATCGACCGTGAACTCGCCGAGCGAGTCGGCGACCGCGATGATCGTGGCGTGAGCCTGAGCCTTCCACTCCTCGGCCGCGCTGTCGTACACCCGCTGCATCGCCTCGTCACGCGCGGCCTCGGCCGCCTTCAGGGTCGGAACGTGCACGCTCACTGTGGTGCTCCTCTCGTACGGCTTGGCTCGTCAGCGGGGAGGGGGCCACCCTCACCCGGACCTCCTTCCGGAGGTTTCGCCTGCTTCACTTACACATCAGCGGCTGAGCGCCATGCGGGTGCCGCCGATGCGACGCCCGCCGAGGTCGGCCCGGTCGCCCGCTGCTCGGCCGTCGCCCCAGCCCGAGCCGGACAGCCGGCGCGGCGCCGCCGTCTTGACCTTGGGGTGGGCCTGCTTGAAGAAGCGCTGCACCGCCTCCTCCCGCTTCACCAGGACCAGCTCGGCGCCGACACCCTGCTGCTCAGACTCCTGGACGGCGGTCTCCTGCGCCTGCTCCAGGCGGCGGCGCACCGAGCTGGCGAAGCCGGCCAGCCAGCTCTTGCGGTAGGAGGTGGTCGACTCGCCCCACTCAGGGCGGGCCTTGGCTACCCCGTTCAGGGCCTGGAGCTGGAGCGAGGCGAACAGCAGCTCGATGCGGTCGAGCGTGGACTCATGGGCGTAGACCCGGACCGTGCGGTAGCGCTTGCGGGTCATGTGGTCCGTGTGGTTCCAGTAGACGTTCTGCGCGCCGAGGGCGTGGGTGATGGCGAACAGCAGGGACGCGCGGTCGGGTACGTACTTGCCCTCGATGTCGAAGGCCCGGTTGGTGATCTTGTCGGTGCGCGGCTGGCTCTCGGCGAGGAGGGCCTGGTCGATGCCGTACTTGGCCATCAGGTCGGCGGCCCGGCCGAAGTACGCCTCCGCCTCCTCGGGCGAGGCGGCCGGGTCCTCGGCCTTGGCGAGCAGCGCCTTGATCTTCGCGAGCTTGGGGTTGGTCTCGGTCATGGGGTCACCTCATGTCGTCTCGGCTTGGCTCGTCAGCGGGGAGGGGGCCACCCTCACCCGGACCTGCCTGGCTGGCAGGTTTCGCCACACTTGCACAGGTCAGGACGTCTCACGGAACCCGTCGAAGCACTGGATCAGGGACGTGTCGCCGACCTTGGCGTAGCAGAGCTGGTGCCCCCAGACCACGCCCCAGTGCTCCCAGCCGGCCGCCTGCTTGCCGAGTGCGAAGAGCTTGCGCTTGGTCTCGTCGTTCAGCTTCGGGTCCAGGTACGTCAGCCGACCCTTGGCGTCCACCCAGTACGAGTGGCCCTTGCCGTTACCCTGCCGGGCCGCGTCCCAGAAGCAGTTGCGGGAGGTGGTGTCGTCCTCCGTGCACGGCCGGGTCGGCAGCTTCCCGAGCGGGGCCACGTACACGGCGGGCGGCAGCTTCGAGAACTTCACCTTGGATGAGATCGGCAGGGGCTTCGGGCTGGGCGCGGCCTCCGCCTCGTTGCGGTTGGCCAGCCCTCCCAGCACACCGAGGGCGACGACGAACGCGAGGATCTTGGCGGTCAGCTTCATGGTCAGTTCTCCTTCGAACGCAGGGGGATGCGGGGCAGGTGCAGCTCGCCGGTACGGGGAGGCTGCGGGAGGGGAGGCAGCGCGTACTTGTACGCGATCGGGATGGGGATCTCTTGCGGTCTGGCGACGCCGTTCGTCACGGCCACCTGGTACATCTCGGCGAAGTTGTGCACCGCTCGCTTGACGATGTCGCTGTAGCTCAGTCCGGTCGGCGCCAGGACCTTCAGGTCTGCGGCCAGTCGGTCATCGACTCGGGCACTCAACTGACGGGGCAGCTCGCTCATGCCGGGATCAGCTCCACCAGCACCTCGCCACCGGGGCTCACGATGCCCTCGTCGATCAGGGCCTGGGCCGTCCGGCCGTACGAACCCTGAAGGGTCCACGCCATGCCGCTCCGGATCAGAGTGGCGAACAGGTCCACCACCTCGTCGATCTCCAGCTCGTCGGCCTCGAAGCTCATGAGGTCGATCGCCAAGTCCTTCATGCGTCCCATCTGCCTTGCTCCTGTTCCGGTTGGCTCATCAGGACCCGAGATCCGCTCGGGCCGACCCCCTTCAGGGGGTTTCGCCTTGGTGTGGTAGTCACAGTATCACTCTTGCGACACTTGCACAACTGGTCAGCCGTAGCGCACCTCGTCGAAGCAGGCGACCTGGACGAGGATGTCTGCCGTCCCGGCGTCGATGTGCGCGGTGTCGATCCCGTCCTTCTCGCCCCGGTCGATCCAGGACTGGACCACGTAGCCGTGGTACTCGCGCCCGACGTACCGCTGGTTCAGGTCGAGCACCTTCTGGTACGCCTCGCGGATGTCGTCGGCGTTGAGGTAGTGGACCTCCTCCACCTCACGCTCGTCGCCGAAGGAGAAGATCGGGTGCGGCGCGGTGCCCTCGGTGATCGTCCACTGCTTGCCCTCGGGCAGGCCGGCGAACTCCTCGTCGGTCGGCTCGGTGGCCCAGTAGGTGATGCCGCCCTCGCTCGCGATGTCGATGATGTCCTGCGCACGCTCGTCGGTCAGGTACTTCTTGATCTCGTCGATGCTCGGCACTGATCTGCTCCTCGGTCTCAGGCGTTGGCGGCGATGCGGACGACGGCCGGGTCGCTCTCGTACTTGTTGGTGCGCACCTGCTTGCGGGCCAGGGTGGTGGCCTTGTCCTTGCGCTTCGAGTCGCGGACGTTCAGGTCGTGAGTGCGGAACTTCGGGGTCACTTCGGTTCTCCTCTGCGCTACGGCTTGGCTCATCAGGGCGTGGGCAGCCATCCCGCGCCGACCCCCTTCCAGGGGTTTCGCCTCGGTCAGTCCAGGTTCATCAGCTTCAGCAGCTCGTCGGTGGTGACGACCGCGAGCGCGACCACCTTGGTCGGGGCCTTCGGCTCGGGCTCCTCGATCAGCTCGGGCACCGGCTTACCGGCGAGCTCCAGGACGTACGCCTCGAAGTCCTCGATGTCCGGGTGGATGTCGCCCTCGTCGTCGTCGCCGGACGCGTGACCCTCCAGGAAGGTCATCGCCGCCTTCTTGTGGCCGCCCACCATCAGGGCCTCGGCCATGCGGTTCGCCTCGGAGCAGGTGAAGGAGCCACCCACATGGAAGGCGGTCATGCCGTCGCCGAGGATGTCGGCGAAGACGCTGAGCGCGGAGTACACATCCTCGATCTCCTCCTCGGTGTCTCGCGGGTCGTCCTCCGTCTCGACCTGGACGAGGTAGCCGTACGACTCGTCCCAGTGGTAGCCGGGCTCGCCGCCCTGCCCCGGCTTCAGCCCTCCCCCGCAGGTCTCGCAGCGGTACGGGTTGCCGATCGAGGGGTAGAGGATCGGGCCGTTGTCGTCGAGGCACCGCACCACGTTGGCCGGGACCTTGCGCGCCGTCTTCATTCGCTACACCTTCACACTCATGGCTGCCATCATCAGGAGGTAGGCGCCACCCCACCCCGACCCCTTTCGGGGTTTCGGCTTGCTGCACTTACACACTTAGACCTGCTTGTTGAACTCGGTACCCCTGGTGGACGTGCCGACCAGGCGGTCCCGCCAGACCACCCAGGTCACCGACTGCACCGTCGAGGGGAGCTCCCCCAGGCGCTGGGCTGCCTCGCGGTAGACGTGTGCGATCAGGGCGTACCGCCCCTTCGCACCCAGGCCCCTGTCCCGCGCCCCGTACTCCTCGCCGACCGCGATGTCGTGTGCGTGCCTGTCGATGCACACCGCGTCCGCGTCCGAGGGGTCGAGGATGCAGCGGTAGAAGTGGCCGGTCTTGCGGTCCATCGGGAGGACTTCGGCCGGGTCGGCACCCGCGAGGATCTTGGCGGCCTTCGCCAGGGCGTCGCCCAGGTGACCCGTGGGCTGGCCCGTCTCGTACGCGCTCTTCGCGAGCTCGACGTTCAGGGGCCAGGCGGTCTGCGGGGACAGTGCGGCCAGCAGTCCGGCGCCCGTGCGGACGTCGCCTTCGGTCATCATGTCGGCCACCTCATGCGCCGTGCGGTACCACTGACGGCCGCGCATCTCCTGCCCGCTGTCCGCCGCCTGGAAGACGTCGATGACGTTCTGGACGTACCGCTCACGCGTCGCCGCGTCCGCCTTGATCTCGATCATGGATTCCTTGCCTCTCACTGGCTGCTCATCAGGAGGCAGGCACCGCCCTGCCCCGACCCAGACCGGCACTGAGGGCAGGCCGGCTGGGTTTCGCACTGAAGTGAGTGCGCACCTCCCGCCCCTCTTCTCGGGTCGGAACGGTGGTGCGCGGGAGGTGTGTCAGCCGAGACTGACCCTCCTGAAGAACCCAGGCTCCCCGGTGCTGTCCTCACGGTTGCGCCGTGCGTCAAGCAACACCTGTGTTCCCCGTACCTGCTTCATGTGTTGACCTTTCGGTCTCAGAGTGATGGGTCCCTGGCTTGGCTCATCAGTGACTGGATGGCGTCCAGCCAGACCCCTTTCGGGGTTTCGCCTTTCGGGATCACTCAGTAGTGCGAGGCTGCGATCTCGTCCGCCCTTCTCGCGACCTCGCGGCGCTGGTGCTGCTCCAGCTCCGCCAGGAGCTCGGCCAGCTCCTCGACCGTGTACTCCGGGGTGATGCTGTATCCGCTGTATCCGTCCATGTCGTGTCCTCACGTCGAGCAGGCTGGCTCATCAGCGACCAGGAACCACCTGGCCGGACGCCCCGGAGGGCGTTTCGCCTTACCGCACCCCCACCTCTCGGCTCCGGTACCGAGCCCAGGAGTGCTGCTCACCCTCCAAGATCCAGGGGAGCGGGTCCCGGCCCATGTCCTCGCGGGGGCTGAAGATCACTCGCGTCCCCTCGGCCGGGCGGACCTTGCACTCGATGACCCCTCCGGCCGCAGCCGCCCGCAGCAGTTCCTGAATCCCGCTCACTCGCTCTCCCCTTTCGCTGTCGCTACAGTATCACACCTGCTGCACTTACACAACCAGGGCCATGAAGACCACGTCCGGCTCACCCTCGGTCCAGTTCGGGACCCGCTCCGTCTCGACGAACCCGAACCGCTTGTAGTAGTCGGGCAGGAACCCGTCGAAGCAGTCCAGCTTGCTCGCGCCGTGGTGCAGGATCGCGTCCCACACCAGGTCTTCGCCGCGCCCCTTGACCAGGGAGAACAGGCCGACCAGCGTCCCGTCCAGCGCCACACCGAACCCGGACTGGAAGTCGTCGGTCAGGTAGTACGAGTAGCTGCGGGGCATCTCGTCCGGCGAGCTCGTCGCCGCAGCGATCAGCTCCGACTGCCTTCTCGCCTGGCGCAGCGCACCGACGTAGAGCGCGTGGTGCACCTTGTAGACCTTCATGGGGCATACCTCCGTCGTGAGCAGGCTGGCTCATCAGCGACCGGCTACCAGCCGGCCGGACCGGGGGCCCATGCGGGCCCCACGGTTTCGCCTTCAGCTCTTCTTGTCGCTCCGGCGGCGGAGTTCTGCCTGGAGCATCACCAGGGAGTTGCGCCGGAGGCCGTCGTTGATCGTGGCCCGAACCTGGCCGTTCCAGATGGAGACAGGGGTCTTGTCAAGGGAAACCATGGGGTGCTCCTCAGATCAGGGATGGGTGGGGCAGGCTCATCAGCGCCGAGGCGCCCCAACTCTCGACGAACCCCCTTGCGGGGGTTTCGCCTCGCTACACTTGCACACTACACCAGCGAGAGGCAGGTGACCCTGGTGACCTCAACCGTGACGTTCGCACGCTCCAGGTACTGCGGCCGGTACGGGTCGTACGCGGCATCGGCGACCAGCCACTGGACGTCCGACTTCTCGGCGGCGGTGATGTTCTCCACCCACCACTCGGCCAGCTCCTCGGCGAAGGGCCAGGTCACCGCGACCTCGTCCTCGTTGCCGTTCCCCTCGTTGAAGAGGATCACGTAGCCGGGCTGGCGCAGCGCCGCCTTCGGCGGCTCCAGCTCGATCAGGTACTCGGGGTACCCGAACTGGTCGGCGTGGTACTGGCACCGTCCGGCGTTGTCGCCGCCTACCGTGCGGTAGTAGTGCGTGGCCTTGTCGGAGCAGATTCCGCAGATCATCATGTCGCTCTCTCTCGTTCCCGCTGTCGCTACACTTGCACACTTGGTGCGAAAGGTCAACCCGCATCGGCGGTGACCTGGCACCACCCGAGGCTTCTGGGGCTCGCCCACACCATCACCGGCGAACCGGTGACCCGTGGAGTCGGGTGGCTCTGCGGGAGTCTTGCGACTCCCCCCGCTCACTCGGAGCGGGTCGTTCATCGTGTGCGTTTCGGCAGGTCGCACTTCCTGTCACCGTTCGTTCGTCCCGGTCCGTTTGGCGTTTCCGCTTCCCGGTCCGTTCGGTTCGAACGGTGAGCCCTGGTCACCTACTGGCACTGGCAGCGTTCGTAGCCCTCCGGATCGTGGCATCCCTCTCCGAAGCGTACGGCCTGAACACGGCTGCTCGATCGAACGAGCGTCGTTTGGTGGCTGTACCCCAGGGGTTCGGCCTCTGCCTCGCGCTCAGATCCGGATCAGCGAGGTGGATACCCACCCCTCCCCAGACCCTCCCACTCGGGGGACCTGTGCCCTGCCTACTCACCCACACCAGGGGGACCCTGGTTGCGACGTCCCTTGCGGGGGCCGGATGAGCGCCTTGCGAAGTTCGTGTCTTGCTGTGTTGCTGGAGCTACAGTATCACACTCGCTCCGGGTTGTGCAACTTGCGCTTCGCTTGGCTTGCACTCTTGCAGGTGAGCCGCTGTTCGCCACTCGGTAACCGTTCCCCGGACCTTCGACATCCCGGTTCACTCACCCGCTGTGCTGCCTTGCTGAGCTCGACTCTACCTGATCCGAACCCGTTGTGCAAGTGTCGCTCTCGGGTTGGTCCCGGTTGCCCGTTCCCGTCCGTCGTGCTGACAGGAAGAACATTGCCACACTTGCACGCCGTGCGTCAAGCCGCGCAGGTCAGAGCCATGATCGCGAGCCGCTGTGCGCCGTTCTCCGGGCCGTTCGGCCGGTCCCTGGCCCGTTCCCTCGCTCGCTCGCTCGCAGCCCGTAGGGGAGCCGCGCAGGCCGCGCAGGGCGCGCGAGGGTAGCACATGCCCGACCGGGGTGGGGGGTGACCCCCGGAGGCTCGGGAGCCGCACCGCCGTGTCTT